GTTGCAGGAGCGTCTGTGCGTTTCGCAGGCGATGCAGGCCGCGAGCGAGGCGTTTGGGTTCGACGAGGTTCCCATTCGGGTTACCCAATCGTCGTGGGTGCACACCCGTACGGACAACCTCCCGCAGGTGCAGCAACTGAGTGCGACTGCGGCGTCCGCACGAGCCCCCAGTGCTGCAACCGTGGACGTGGCAAGCGACGACGAAGCGGACGAAGTGGATGCTGTTGCCGATGTGGATGAGTAATTACTGTCAAATCAAATCTATATAGGATTTTTACGACCGCCTGGACCTGTGCGATTTCTTCTGGGGAGTAGCATTCTTTTTCACACTGTTTTTGGAACGAGACCCATACCGAGTCGAGCGCTTCTTCGACCTGCCGAAATTCAAGTCATCGTCACTTTCACTTTCACTTTCACTTCCTGCCAAAATTCGCCTACGAGCCTGAATCGCTTGCAAAGGATCGATAATATCCGGACGCTTTGGACCCGGCTGACCCTGTTTCTGAGCGAGAGCATCGAGACGCTCTTTTTCCTTGCGTTTCAGTTCTTCTTCCCGAGCGGCAGCCCGTCTCTCCCGTATAGCATTTTGTTGTTGTTGTTCTTTCTTTGATTTGAAATTCCCTCTTTGTAAGGCTTGCGCTAGTGTCATCGGGAGTGTCCGTCTAGACGGAGTGGCATCGTCCGAATCGGAAACATAGTCCGAATCAGAATCATAGTCCGAATCGGAGTCGTACTCGGAACCATTTGGCCCTGTTATCAATTTAAGTAATCTTGCATACTCTGAGTTCTTGGACTTATCAGGTGTTACCTGTGCTCGTCGTTCTTTAATATCTCCAACTAGTTTTGGAGAGACAACGGATAAGCCTAATAGTCCTTCTGCTAGTTCAGCTTGGGTCTTTGCTGCCTGTTTGTTCGATTCGGCCTTTCTGGCTGCATTTTTTGCGTCCTCTGTGGCTTGTTTGACCGCGTTTGAATCCCCTGTGGCCCGTTTGGCCACGTTTGCGGCTTCGTCTGCATCCTGTTTTGCCAACTCTGCATACCTATCTGCTTCTCTTAAGAATTGTTCAGCCTGTTTAACTAAACTTTGTGCGACCCCTGGCTTATTCATAACTCTTTGGTATGCCTCCGCGGCCCGTGAAGCTTCATCTTCTGCATCCAACGAGATATATCTTGCATTTTTAGCCCATTCGGCAGCGGTCGGTGCGGGCGGAGGGGGCGCTCCGGCGGGCGGAGGGGGCGGAGGTGTGGGTGCGGCAGGTGCGGTAGGTGCGGCTGCGGCGGGCCGAGGTCCGCCCGGAGGAGGGGGTGGAGGGGGCGCTCCGGCAGGTGCGGGTGCGGGTGCGGGTGCGGGTGCGGGTGCGGGTGCGGGTGCGGGTGCGGGTGCGGGTGCGGGTGCGGGTGCGGGTGCGGGTGCGGCTCCGGGTGCGGGTGCGGGTGCGGGTGCGGGCGGAGGGGGCGGAGGGGGCGCTCCGGCAGGTGCGGGCCGAGGAGGCGGTGGAGGTGGAACGCACTTTAACAATCCTACAAGAGCGTTGATTTCTACAGGCGAGGCTCCAGATGCACGTAGTTGATTAATTTTCAATTCAATGATTTTACATCCGAATGTTTTGAGGGTGCCGAAACGGAAATTAGACGCATCGTACGGGTTCATCTGCACAACAATCGTGACCAACTCTGTAATTTTTGGAATTTTCTTACAATCGACTACGGCGCAAATGTCTTTAGAGGTCGAACGATTACCGAAGAGTCTGCTTAGGCCATCATCTTGTAATAAAATCATGTAGATGAGTTGTTCGCTGATGCGGTTGGTAGGAGCGATGGATTCCAGGGTCACGTCCGAGCTATCGGTCGCGCGCCTTAGGATTTTGTAGATTCCAAGCGGTGTGAAGCAGTCCGAAAGAGCCGCAGACGATACCGCCCCGTTATTGGGCGCCCCCGTCCGTGTCTGAGTGTAACACAGTTCTACGAGTTGTTGTCCGAACAAACGGTAGTTGTGGAGGCTCACGTTCAAAAAGATGCGAAATTTTGTGTCCTGTCTGTACAGTTCGTGGAAAGGTGGTAGAGGTGTCGAAAGGTTACGAGGCTTCAACGAATGTGTGTACACGAGTAAGTGCAACCACTTGTACACTTTCATAAGGTTCGTTCGTGCATCGACGAAGTATCCATCGCCGGCGAAAGGACCGTCCGTACTTAGAAAGAAGTCTTGACTGAAATATCGCAAGTAATTCTCCTCGAGAATGCTCATTGTTTATTTCAGCGTCCCACATTTTTTTTTGTTTTGGAAAATGAGAGTTTCACCACGACGGTGCGGACAACCAAGACACAAAAGACGCAATGCAGTCCTCCGACGCACCGACGACGACCGCGCGTGTTGTTCCGCCTCCGCCTCCGCCCCCGCGCGTCCCGAACGGGTCGAACGGTTCGAGCGAGGCTCCGGGTGCGCCGGTGCGGAAGCGTGCGACCAAGGCGGTGAACATTGACATCCAGGGGACGAACCGCGCGACGGCTCCTGCGCGTCCGTCGGCGCGCATTCGTGACGACTGGAAGAACTCGTACAAGTCCAAGGTGAACGGCGTGCCCGAGTTGGAGAACTGGAAGGGCGGCTTCCTGGTCGCCCGGGACCGCTGGAAGAAGAAGGAGAGCGGGGAGATCACCAAGCAGTACAACTGGGCCGAGACGTGGGAGGACGTGTACCACGACGTGACGCTCGTGTTGCGCGAGACGGAGAACGAGACCGAGCGGAACCTGTACGAGCTGTGGACGGAGCACAACCACATCAAGCTGTTCTTCGACTTTGAGTTGAAGGAGCCGTTCGAGGAGCTGCAGTCGTCGACCGATCCTGAGAAGTCGCAGACGGACCTGTGGAACGATCTGATGATCACGCGGCTCGGGGAGGTGATCGAGCGCGCGCGCGCGGTGTTGATGATGGAGTACGGCGTGTCGGTGGGGCGCGAGGACTTTGCGATCCTGAACTCGACGAAAGTGAAGCCGGACAATCCGGAGCTGGTCGAGAAGTACTCGTTCCACATTGTGTTGACGCGCGGGGTGTACTTCCAGGACGGGAAGCACCTCAAGAACTTTTTCGACCACTCGCTGTTCCCGAAGCGGCTGCTCGAGGAGGACCGTCAGATGCCGGTGCACCAGCGCAAGTACGACGGGATCGATTCGGGCGTGTACGGGATTTCGCGCATGTTGCGCATGCCTCTGTGCAGCAAGTTGGGCGAGGTGCGTCCGTTGGTGATCAAGACCGAGCATTCGTTCGAGCAGTGTTTGGTGACGCACTGTCCGCCGGAGGACGGGCAGGTGGTGGAGTATGTCCAGAAGCGCCGGACGGTGGCGGACAAGGTGACGAAGAAGAAGACGACGGTCGAGCAGTTGATCGACGGCGAGTCGAACAATCTGGCGGTCGAGAGCCAGGGCGAGTTGGAGAAGCTGTTCGACTACCTCCCGATGTCTCTGGCGGAGGAGTACGACGGGTGGACCCGCACGGGCATGTTCTGGAAGCGCGCGGGCGGTGCGTTCGAGAAGTGGGACGACTGGTCGAGAAGGTACATGGAGTGGAAGCGCGAGCGGCACGGCGTGGAGTCGCACCGCGACCCGTCCGGGTTCCGTGCCAAGTGGGACGGGTTCCAGGCGGACGTGAACGTGAATCTGTTCTTGGACTGGGTCACGAAGCACGGGCGGAAGCGCGTGTTGCAGAACGTGGAGGTGGTGGAGCACGCGCCGTCGGGGGAGGCGTTCGAGGACGGGGCGTCGACGCGTGTGGTGGTGGAGCAGCGCGAGGTGGAGGTGGTTCCGCAGGAGTTGTTGGACCAGGTGCACGAGTTCCGCAAGATCAACTCGGTGGAGTATGTGGGCATTTTGCACAACGAGATTGCCAAGTCGTTCTTTTTGCGGTACTCGGACCAGCACAAGTTCTCGAACGGGAACTGGTGGTACTTCAACGGCGTGTTGTGGCAGCGGGACGACGACGCGATGGAGATCTCGAAGAACATTCTGAAGTGGCACAAGGAGATCGACGACCGTCTGCGGGTGAACAAGGACCGTTTGAGTCGGCACGGCGTGTTTGCGGAGGAGGAAGAAGAAGATTCGACGGAGGCGAACTTTACGGGCCGCAAGCGCAAGGCCATGTCGTTGGTGGAGGCGACGGCGACGGACCCGAAGCACAAGCCCCCCGCGATGTTCATGGACCTGGGTCACAACTGGGTGACGCACGACTTCAGTTCGTACAAGTACGAGTCGGGGTCGTACTGGCCTCCGGAGTTGCAGCGGAGCATCCCGGGCGCGTCCGAGCGCAAGCTGTACTCGCCGAAGTTGTGGCAGGTGTATGTGACGCCGATCACGGGTCAGCCGCGCAACATGTACGTGACCTTTGTGCACGACACGTTGACGCTGGGTCCGGAAGACTCTCCCGTGCAGACGGTGGACATTTCGCGCGTGAAGAACATTTCCAAGTGGACGGTCGCGCAGCACCGTCCGGCGCGGATGTTGAAGCGGGTGCTGAACACGGGGGACCTGAACCTGGAGTGGCCGACGGACGACCGCGGGGGGGTGATGAAGCCGCACGAGGGCGAGGAGGACCTCGTGTATCTGATTGGCGACATGGTTCGTCCGGACCGGTGCGGGTTCGAGGAGACGATGCACGCGTGGATCCGTCCGATCCACACGGGGACCGAGCTGGACGAGGACGGTCACAAGTGCGCGGGGTGTTCGAGCGCGATCGAGCACGGCCCGTTGATGGGCCAGGACGGGGCGCTTCTGCACGACGAGGTCAACTGCATCGTGGTGCCGGGGTGCAACTGCGAGTACCACGTGGGCTGTTTCAAGAAGGCGATGTTCAACTGGATGGAGAACGGCGAGGATCCGAACGAGTGCATCTGTCCGAAGTGCACTCTGAAGGGCATCAAGGAGAAGGTGGACCGCATGAACAAGAAGTTGCGTCGCATCAAGCAGATCACGCAGGACGGTTCGATCGGGAACAACAACGCGCTGAAGTGTGAGTTCCACGACGCGCTCTTCACCGAGTCTCTGGACATGAACACGAGCATCGTGGGTTTCAAGGACGGCGTGTATGATCTGAGTGGTCGGGACGCGCTCGGGCGCCGCGTGGGTGTTTTCCGGAAGGCGTCCCAGGACGACCGCGTCACCAAAACGGTGGGGTACGAGTACATGCCGTTCGACTGGGCGTTCTACAAGAAGGCGTTCAAGCCGTGTCCGGAGGGCGAGCGTCTGCGCTTCGCGTGCGGCCGGTCGAGTTCGTTTGTTCGGGGTCGGACGGGGAAGGACGGGTTGGCGTTGGATCGGTGCAAGAACTGCTACACGTCTCGGAAGAACAGTTCGCGCGCGCAGCCCGAGATGAACTTTTCGATGCTGGAGGAGCCCGCTCAGCACGCGACGCCTCCGCCGAAGTCGACCGCGTCGGTGGTGGATCACCACATGGACTTTGAGAAGCTGTCGGACGCGGACGCTTCGACGGACGAGTTCGACGACGCGGATTTGGCCGACGCGCTTTCGGACACGACGAGTGCGTTCGGGGACGACGAGGAGAACGTGTTTGACCCGGACGACCCGAAGAAGTGCGAGCACCTGAAGATTTATTACTCGATGGAGCTTCTGGAGGACCTGTTCGAGAAGATCTTTCCCAATCCGGAGGTTCGGCACTACGCGCGGATTTTCCACGCGAGTCTGTTGTGCGGCGAGTGCCCGGACGAGAAGATTCACTTCTACACGGGCATGAACTCTGGGGACCAGACGGGCTCGAACGGCAAGTCGACGGTGGATTCGCTGAACATGAAGCTGTTGGGAGACTACGCGGTGCCGGGGCACCCGAGTTTGTTGACGGAGCAGCGCGAGTCGGCGGGGTCGGCGAACTCGGCGTTCATGGCGATGAAGGGTGCTCGGTACGTGTCCTTCCAGGAGATCCAGCAGACGGGTTCGAACCAGACGGTGTTGAACATGCAGGTGGTGAAGACGTTGACGGGCAACGACTTCCAGACGGGGCGTGAGCTGTTCGAGAAGCAGTCCAAGCCGTTCCTGCCGACCTGGAAGATTGTGGTTTCTGCGAACAAGTTGCCTCCGGTCAGTGCGGACGACGGGGGCACTCGGCGCCGTCTGGCGGACATTCCGTTCGAGGCGAAGTTCATGCGGTCGCGCGAGGACATGGAAGAAGCTTTGGCTTCGGGCGAGAAGCACGTGCACCTGATCGACTTTACGCTGAAGACGCGGATCAACAACGACATTTCTTTGCGTCAGGCGTACTTCCACATGCTGGCGCGCGTGTTCCCGTTGTGGCGTCGGTCGAAGCTGCCGAAGTGTGCGGCGGTGGAGGCGCACACGAACGACTACCTGAACAACCAGGACGTGGTCAAGCTGTGGCTCTTGGACACGTTCAAGTTTACGGGCAAGCAGGAAGATGTCGTAGACGCGACGGGCCTCTACGAGATCTTCAAGTTGGAGAAGAAGTTGTTGCCTCAGCCGTTCTCGAACTCGAACAAGAGTTCGCTGGCGAACGAGGTGGCGCGGAAGGCGCGATGGGGCAAGCCGGACGAGACCGGACGCTGGTATGGGTACCGTCCGCAGAACGAGATGTACGCGAGACAGCTCGACGTGTTGTCGCGCCAAGCCCGAACGGGGACGTCGCCCAATCGGCTGTAATGTCTGTTTTTAATCATCACCCGTCAAATCAATCTCGACTGTTGACGTGGGAGGAGATCGTTGTGCTTGTACACGCGCCCTCCGGTGCACATGGGATTGTGCACCCGCACCACCAGCGGCACGTGTGGGGGCAGGGGCACCCGCAGGGGCGGGGGTAGGGGCAGCACCAGGGACAGGGGCGGGTCCAGGAACATGAACATAAATGGGGGCAAGAGAAGGGGCCGCCGCCGGAGCGGGTGCCCGTGCGGGGGCCGCGGCAGGAGCTGCAGGAGCTGCAGGAGCTGTAGGAGCAACCTTTGGTATTTTTAATTCCCGAGACTCTCCCCCTTCACCATTCGCCCTCTTTGCTCGCATCACGTCTGCACCTCGCGTCACTTGGGCAAACAAGGATTCGGGCTGACGACCCGCTCCGGCCCCCATACTACCTGCCGCAGGTGCCCCCGCACCCGCTCCGGCCCCCGCACCCGCTCCAGCACCCGCAGGTGCCCCCGCACTAGCACCGGCCCCCGTCCCTGCCGCTGCTGTGCCTTTTTGCATGGGACGATACACTGGATAATACCATCGTCCATCTGTAAGTATACAATATACCCGATCGCGGGGCAAATCTACCGTAACAATCGACGGTGGAATAGTTACGTTTCCTCTCTCGACGTCTTGATGAGCATCGATGAGTAATTCTTTACCCTCATACAACAACATAAGATGAATTTTGACTTTGTAAATGGCACTGGCAGCGTGTAATTCAATTATCGTACTCATCTCACCATCCTTCTCCATTCTACGGATGTGTTCGTCTATATTTTCTATTGGTTGCAATGGCAATCCTTTTCGATAAAAGTCTTTGTTAGCCTTTAAGAATTCAACAACTTGTCCTCGAATTTCTGTATACCGTCTTTTAGCATTGTAAAATAGATGTGCTAACGACTTGAACGTATTATTCCCGTCTCTTCCCACATTGAAGGCTTCCAGACCATGTTGTTTCATGAATTTAAGTGTTTTTTGCATATTTTGTCGCAATTCTTCTTCCGCTGGAGCCCCCACTCCGGCCCCTGCTCCGGCTCCTACGGGGGCCCCTGCTCCGGCACCCGCTGGAGCCCCTGCTCCGGCACCCGCTGGAGCCCCCGCTCCGGCTCCTGCCCCGGCCCCTGCTCCGGCTCCTACGGGGGCCCCTGCTCCGGCTCCTACGGGGGCCCCTGCTCTGGTCTCTGTACCGAACGGTATTTGGACAAAAATAGTGCCGATGGGGAACAGCCCGGTCCACTCCCCACCTTTCGGGACGAGTGAATCGAAATGGTTTCCATCTACGAAATAGAGGCGTGCGATTTGTCTAGGTCCGTCTATTCCACGAACTGCGTTGACGTCCCTCCGCGAGTTAAAACGCATCTTGCCGGTTCGATTATCGAATACATCGATTGTCAAATTATAAAATGCGCTTGCGAATACCATGGCAATCTCGTCCCCCCATTCTCTATTTCTTTGCATCTGATGGATGTAGTCGTCGGCAGTAATGGTCTCGTGATTGAGGACTAAAACTTGTCGTAGGTATTCCTTATTTATCTGCATGCTTTTGATGATATTTTCGCGAACCAACTCGTGATGAGTATCGTTCCCGTACAATTGGTGTGACAATGCGCGAAACAAGCAGTTCCCATCCCCTATCACTCGGACAACATCGTACGGTGTTCCTGCCCCCGCTCCTCCGGCACCCGCTCCTCCGGCACCCGCTCCTCCGGCGCCCGCTCCTCCTGAACCCGCTCCTCCGGCGCCCGCTCCTCCCGAACCCGCTCCTCCTGCACCCGCTCCTGCACCCGCTCCTGCACCCGCTCCTCCTGCACCCGCTCCTCCGGCACTGGACCCAGCTTTCGAATCTTCGTTCGCCCGTGGCTCGTTATATTTGTCGATGTCCGAGATTCTGTTCTTGAGTTTCTCGACACAGGCTTTCAGTTGTTCGAGTGATGTAATTTGGGTCCCGATGTGTGTTGTGATTTGTTCGAGGTCCATGAATATATCGATAGCTTTGTTGGGGTAGTTCAAAGGAAGGAATTGAACGCAACCGTTGAGGATTTTAAAATACCCCTTGGCTTTGTCGATGAAACGATTTGACATGGATTTGAAATTGCGTGTGCTTCCGCTTTTGTCCACTAGGTGTGCGTACGACCCCAGTAGGTTACTGAGATCATCTTTGAGAGTATTACACATGCCACGTATGTTTTCGAGGATCTTGGAGATTGATACTGGATCCGCGCCCGTTCGTATTTTTGTGATGCCGTCCTCGTCTGGGTTGAAGCCGTTCGGTCGTACCACCGGTGCGGGTGCTTTCTGTGCAGGTGCGGGTGCGGGTGCGGGTGCGGGTGCGGCTCCGGGTGCGGCTCCGGGTGCGGGTGCGGGTGCGGGTGCTTTCTTAGAGCTTGTGATTAGTTTCAATTGTTCCGTGCTCATACTATCTCCGAGCGTGTGCGAAGTGCTCGAGGATGAGTGTGAGTGTGAGCGTGAGTGTGATCTTTCGTCCAACATCTGTACGGATCCTTCTCCAGCAGAGGCACCAGCGGGTGCCGGTGCGGGGGCACCAGGCGCTTGGGTCTTTTTGTATATTTCTCGTTCTTTTACAAGGTCAATTGCTGCGGGGTTTTTACCATCTCTCGCCAGTGAATCAGTGGCAAGTCCGATAGGAACCCGTCCGACGATTTGCCCTCGGTCGTTCATAGCTCCTGATCTGAATTTCCATTGTTCGACTAAAACATTCGGTGAATTATTATCGGCGACCGATTGGAGCACGGTAGATTGCATACGTCTCGTATCTGGTTGTGGCTGATCGTCGAGTCCCGGCAGTTTGATTTTATGAACGACGGCCCCGCGTGGTTTGTACACGCCGGTGACTCTTCGAATCATGGGCACGAGGTAATTACCAGCCCGTGAATTTGCATCTGCGAAAGTTGCGTTGTAGTTTTCGATGGGATGTACGTATGCCGAGACAGGAGTGCGTATACCCGAGGCAGGAGTGGGTATACCCGGGAACAGTTCGGTTCGTGTGTGTGTTCTGTGTTGGAGGTTCTCGATCCGTGTCTGTTCAAAGTCGGGGTCAATATTATCACGACGACGTGTTGTTAAGGCGGCGTATAAGGGTACGTTTTCGGGTACATTTCGTGGATCGTACCAGGTATTTTCAGGGTATGTGACGATGGCGCGCAAGGTGTAGAGTGAGTAAATGGTTTCAGATTCTTCGAAATCGTACCCCATTCGGTAGTAGTATTCGTGTAGGTAGGACATACGTGGCGGTGATACTTTGCTCGTCCCTCGATATTTCAGCGCGACGATATGAACATTCAATTTTCGTCCTCCCCTGGTTACCACCCACGTATCATGAAAGCTTGTATGCGGGCTTATCACCTCGCAATCCTTAATAGAACCGTCTGTGTCGAAACAAAAAGCCTGTAGACCCGTACGGATGTCTGCGACGAACCTTCTGACACCGGCGGGGTTGTTGTGGAAGAAGGGGGGTCGCACGTTCACGGGGGTTGACTCGAAATCATTATATGTTTCATTCCACTTGTAGACACTGAGCCCGGCGTCACTCACTCTTGCGACCACGCCTTTCTCCCAACCAACGCCAACGCCTTGTTTGTATTGAATCCAGTCCCCTTCTTCAAAGTAGTCGGGCATGGGTTGATTGGTTTCATTTGCGAATATAAACTGGTGCTCCTGCTCCGGGGTTTTGTCTAAGCTTCTTAATACGGATTCGAGCTTGATTTCTCGGATTCCGTACAGACACGCAAAGGCGTCCAAGAACTGCAAGCAAACCTGTCCGGTAATCGCGTTATCATATCCACCGTCCGTTCGTTGGACATCAAACACACCGATACTGGGCGTTCTTGGTTTGAAAACGCAGAGCGCTTCTAGGATCCAGCGCCCGCCTTGGTGTGGGAATTCACTAAATTTGGGTAGCACTCGGTGTCCTATATATTCTTTGTTCTTCCGTGGTGATTTCTTATATTTCGTACGCAAATCTTTCACCTGTTTGTCCAATTTCTCAGGAGGGGGACCGGCTTTGGGCGGTTCATATACGACGAGCATCGAAGCACGAATGCGCATGGTTTTTCTTTCGTTACCCTCGTCACAATCACAAATGACAAGATAAAATCCTCCATCCTTAAACATTTTTATCAGTTTTTCATAGAAATAGACGATGGACATGTTCATGTCGCACAGTAACTTGTTGTATGCGGCGTCGGGTGCATGTAGTTGGCTTTCTTGGTAAGCGGCCGCTGCTGCTATGTCAACTGCGGTTTGTCCTGAGAATATGCCACTTTTTTGTTGTTGGAAGAGCTTTAATAGCGCCCCGATGATACTGTTGACTTCACCTCTGTCGTCACGAAACATGTCGTCTATGTTTGGGTGAGGAACCATTTCGGTTGTCGTATCGAAGTATGTATGCTTCAAGCGGCCGTTGAGGGGCAGAGGGAAGAAGTGCCGCACGAGCTCGTTCGTGATGTTGTTGCGAGCGGCCTGATGCACGGCGTCGTCCGCACGGATTCCGTTGGGCAGTACTTCTACGAGTAGTGCCCGTCCGGTATTAAAGTTGACAGGAACGTGTTTTTCGTACGTTGGTTTATTTCGGGTCTCTCGTTTTCTGTCTTCCGCCTGTTCGGGCCCCGTCGAAGTTTGGTAGGGCGTTGTTTTCCGCTCCATTCTTTTCTATCCGCGTGATTTATTTAAAACCAAAGGGAAAAAAAAATGACACAGCCCCCGCGTCCTGTTCTCGTTGCACCTATGAATATTTTGCGAGCACGTGAATCGGATTCGTTCGCGCGCGTGCATATTGACTTTTTATTAATCGTTTCTGGTTTCATTTTCCTTTTGTACTGTGTTTCTCGCGTGGAAACAAGTTCGACCGAACGTACTCGACCGAGCCCGCACCGCCGGAGAGGAGAACGTGGTGGAAGTGTTTGAGGTTGTGAAACTTCTTGGACCACTTTTCAATGTACACGGCGCCGGGTAAGTATCCACAGGCCTGTGCGGGCATCGCTGCGTATCGGATCAGCTCTGCCGTCTGCATTTGGGGGCTCAAGTGCGGGACGAGCTCTGCGAACTTTTCTTTCGCTTCCGCGAAAGTGATCCCGTCCGCGTGAATCATCGGATCGATGATACACCGTGCGGCCCGAAGGATCCGCATCAATAACCGCGCGGCCACGTACACGGTTCCGAGCGCGTCGCACACGCGCTCGGTGTAGAGCGCCCATCCCTCCACGTACCAGTTGGCGTACACAAAGGGTGGTGTCGGGTACATGATAATTTGATAAAAGTGTCCGGGGAAGACCTCGTGTGCGATCAAGAGTGTGATCTCCGCAACGTCTACGCGTTGTAGATCTTCGATTTGCACGACGACCCGTCCCTTGTCTCCGGGAGCTCCGAGCGGGAATTCGCACGTTGCCTCTGGGAGTTCGTAGTAGGCAACGCTGGAGCCGGGTTTGAGTTTTTGCACGCGGATGGGTGGAAAGTCGTCCGCGTCCGGGATGCGTCCGAAGGAATGCTTGCACAAGTCCACGAGTTTCGTCAAAATCGTCTGGATCAGTCGTTCCACGTCCTTGTACGAGTCGAAGCTCTCGTACTTTTTGCACGCGTTGGCTGCGTCCTCCAATGTTTTTTGTTTGGTGATGCGCAGCAGTTGGGAGAGTGCCGTTTCGTATTCTTTTTGTCCGAGCGCGCGAACGCGCGACACGGACATGCCGATGGTCTGGCGGATCAGCATGTTGTAAAACGCGGACCCGCGCGGCACGTAGGAAATCCCGAATTCGGAGTCGCTTCGTGTTTTGATTTTGTGTTTGACCTTGTCCCAGTTCCGAAACGTGCGCATGACAGAGCGTTGGGGGTAAATGGAGTAACGCTTGGCGCATTCTTGAAGAAGCTCGACGTCTTCCTTCGTGATCATTCCTTCGCCTCGTGCGAACGTGTTCATGAAGCAAACGGCGTCGTGGGCCTTGAACGCTCGTCTCCTCAAGTAGGTTTGGACGAACTCTCTCGTTCGGCGGTCGGACGAGCGAGCGAGCTTGGGCGAGATTTTCCGTTCGCACAAGGTGTCCTTGAAAAACTGATAATAATTTTTTGCATTCATATTTTGTAATTGCTGCAAGTATAAAAAACGTGATACAAAATGAAAAAGGTTCGGTTTTATGACGACAACCAGGATTATTTACGGCTCCACCCCCGACTTCATGAAGTGGTCGACACGGTTTGGGTGCAACGCACGCCGTTGATGAACCGAAGCGGGGAACTCATTCGCACAGGGAACGAGTACATTGCGTACCTGCGTGCGTCTGGCGGGTGGGACCTCCGCGGCGAGGACCGCGACCTCGCAGACCTCCTTGCGGACTTGGAGGCGCTGAACGAGGAGCGGGTGATTGTGGCAGCGGGTCTGACGGAGACGCACATCCGCGATTTGCGTCGCTTCGTCCGAGAGCTCCCGTCCGTGCCCAAGTCGCAGAAAGTTCGCGGTGTGGTGATCTTCGACTGGGACGAGGTGTTGAATGTTCGCGAGGGGTTCCGCAGGGTGTCGAATCATCCGCCGTCTGCGTACCTGAAGTACGCGATGGGTACCAAGGCGCGTCTTTCGTCGATTCGTTCGTGTCTGGACTTGATGCGTGCGAATGACGTGGCGGTGCACATCGCGACGAACAATACGGGGTGTGCGTCGGATTTGTTTCAGTCGATGGCGCGCGAGCTGCACACGTCGTTGATCGTGCACTGTTGTTACGTCAAGAACTACCGAACGAAGTCGGACTGCATCACCGTGGAGTCGATGATCCCGTCGCACTTGTTGCAGACGACGCGTTCGTCGTCGTCGTCGTCAACAATGGGAGGGGCGTATCGCAACGCGTTGCGGAATTGATGATTGATTATTTTCGTTTGTGTGACTTTTCAAAGTTTTGTACGGACGAGGTGTTGGCGAAGGACTGTAATTTTCGCAGTGAAGCGTAAAAGTATCGGCAGAGAGCTTTGTACGTGTTGACGTCTGGCACGGACCGCATGTGAAACACGGCGTACAGGAGGTCGGCCATGATGAGTTCCCCTTGCGAAGCGAACCGCCCGGAGCTGATGCGTTCCTTGAGCGCTCTTTTCTCGATGAGCACGAGGTGTTCCTTTTGCGTCTTTTCTCGCGCGGCGGCCTTTTCGGATTTGGTGGTGATGTTTTTGGGGAACTCGTTCTTGATGCGTTTGTTCCACGGGAGTTGGTGGTCGATGAAGTGGAGGAGCATGTAGCAAAGCGATTCGATGTCGCAGCGCGGCGTGGGGAGGTACTTTTTATGTACGTGTATGCTCGCGAACGAACGTGTGCCGTTGATGCCGGATGTTCGTACGGGTTTGTTGCTGACTTCGCGCGTGAGTCCGAGGTCGATGAAGGTGATGTTGTCGGTGGACGCGGTCCGTAGGTTTTGGTCCGTGAACAAAAAGTTCTGCGGCTTGATGTCGCCGTGAACGAGTTTCAAGTACACGTGCATGACGTACAACCCTTTGAGAATGGAAAGACCCGCGCGGAGAATGGCGTAGATCCGGTTGAGTTCGTTGGAGAAGTACATGTTGCGGATGTGTCCGAGGTCTTTGCCGAATCGTTCGAGGATCATGTACTGAATGTTCTTGTTCTGCAGTTTGCACGAACCCGAGTCGGGCATTTGCGGAACGCGGAGGAAGTTTTGCATGCTTCCGCCGACGTCTTGGAGTCGTTTGTGTACGTACTGCATGGTGTCGATTTCGGTCGTGAGTGCATCCTTTTGAAGTCCGAACTTGCACACGAATTTGCTGTCGTCGTTGTTGTTTTTAGAAGTCGTCACCGTCCAAACGCTCCCGAACCCTCCTTCGCTGATGAGCTTCACGGGCGAGTAATTTGACTTCCCAAAGACAAAGTCGGATCCAAAGTCGCCACTTTTCATTTTTTTAACCAACAGGCAAGAACAAAAAAGGAATCAGAACGCGAGCGGCACGGCCTCCCCAAAGTCCATTTCGAACTCCATCGGGGCGGCGGGTTTGGGTGCGGGGCAGCAATCGAAGGCGAGTGGACGCGCGGACTCGAACCCGTCTGAGAATGCTGCCGCTGCAACAGGTGCAGCAGGTGCAGCAGCGTGTTCGAACGCGATGGGTCGTGCGAGTTCGAGGTCGTCGAACCAGTCGCACAGGATTTCGACGCGCGTGGAGGAATTACCGGTCGGGGTCGTCGTTGGGAGCTCGATCGGGATGGCGTCGACGATGGCCGTCCCGATGCCTCGGATTTCTTGTCCGAAGATGACGTTGGACGTGGGGGACAGCATGGGGTCGCACTTGTTCGCGAGCGCTGCGTTGGCGAGCACCTTCACGGGCATTTCGAAGGCGGCGGCCTGCAGGGGTCCAAAGTTTTGCATCCCGTGGCGCGTGACCGGCTTGATGGCGCCGGACCAGGCCATGTAGTCGACGATCTGCGAGACGAACCGCGGGTTGACGTTCGAGCCCGAGCCGGTGACCACGGAGTAGATCTCCTTGTGCAGCATGGACCGCGCGGCGCCGAGTCCGAGCGCGCTTTGCATCTCGTAAATGTCGTTGCAGTACGTTTTCGACGCGTCCACGCCGGGGATCGTGAAGACGTCTGCGAGCTTGAAGTTCCCGTACACCTCGATCTGCGGGAAGGAGACCTTCTCCAAGAACCCGGTGGCGTTGCGCACGAGTCGGTCCACCTTGGTGCGGCGCACGCCGAAGATGCCGCGGTGGTTCTTGTCCTTTCCGCGCGGCGTCACTTTCGGTGCAGTCACGACGACGTCCAGCACTTCGTTGACGATGGAACGCGAGTACATGCTCGAAGGAACGTACAGTCGCAGCCCGAGCGAGATCAGTTCGAGGAAACAATGTCCGACGAGCTTCCCCACGGCGTCGAAGACCTGCATGGGCATGACGCGTTTCTTGAACAGCAACTCGCGCGGCATGATGAAGTCGACCGCGACCGTGTCCATCGGGTGCAGCCGCCGGATGCGCGTGTTCGGCAGCGAGCCGCGCAACTCGCGCACCTGCGCGACCAAACTCGCCACTTTGACTTCGGGCGCGACCGCGTCCAGGACGTTCCACTCGAACGCCGCGTCCTTGAGCGCGATGAACGTGGTTGCGACCTTGGGCGACTGAGCGGAAATCAGTGCGTTGAAATATTTCAACCCGCCGGTCGCCGCGGCTCCCGCACCGGTTCCGGCGGTGTGGAACGTGTTGAGCGTGGCCTGCATGGTGGTCTGCATGAGGCTCTGCGTGGCGATGAGGCCCACGGGCTCACCGGCCTGCACTTGAGACTGGTCGAACCGGGTCCGAACTTGTTCCATCCACGCCTCGAAGGAGTTCTTGGACGGCAGCCCGTGCTTTTGGAAGTGGCGCAGCATGAAGTTGCGCAGCGAGATCTTGAACAGCTCGGTGGCGCGCAGGTTCAGGTCGCGCGTGTGCTTGGTGTTGTTCGGACGGTACACGACAAACTCTTTCGTGAATAACTGGACGTACAGCGTCTGTGCGTCGCAGACGGGCCCGGGCAGCGCGTCCGCTTGGACGATGTGCCGAAAGTCGACGGGGAGCCAGAAGTCGCAGCCGGCGTCCTGGCGCGTCATGCAGATCTTCTGCACGCTCGCTCGGTCCTGACGGAGTCGCGCGAAGAGTTTGAGCTCCAGACTCTTGTCGGCGACCCACGCGAGCAGCTTTCGGAGTTCCGGATCGGTGCGCGTGTGGACGTCGACGTGGTGCTTGAGCAGCATGCTCACGTCCATCCCGTCCCCGTACAGCGGCGCCGTCATCACGCTGTTCAGGAGCGCCTGGTTGTCGACGCCGCCCTTGTAGTTGCGCACGGATCCTTCTGTGACGCAGGCCATTTTGCGCGTGGCATATCCGGCCTCGGCGGTCTTGATGCCCGTGTCGATGATGCCCTCGCGTCCTCCAGCCGCGTGGCAGAAGTACTCGACCGGCGAGATCCCGTCGAGCAAGGAGTTGCGCACGAAGCCGCGCGAGGTCACGTTGTGCTCGTTGTGCTCGTACCCGTCCGTGGGGAACACGCGCGCGCGCTCGTCTCCGAACGGGCGATGTCCCATGACGATCTGCTGCGAAAGCGCGCCCTGGATCTGCACGAGGTTGTTGTCGGAGCCCTTGGAGCCGGCAATGGCCATGTCGCGGATGCGGTTCTTCACGGCCCCGTCCAGCACGATCGTGGACACCTCGGACTTGAGTTGACGCGTAAACGCTTGCACGGCCGCCTCGTCGGACGGGTCGATCTCGCGCGCGCGGTCGTCCACGGTGCTCCTCCACGCGTCCAGTTTCGCGGCCGTCGGGTCGTCCGGCATGCAGTCGCGGATGCCGACCGAGACGCCGCGCCGGAGCACGTACGGATTGACAATCGCCTGGAAGTTGTTGATGACGCCAGCGGCCTTCTTGGAACCGTAGTTGATATAGACGACGGAGAAGACGTACCCGCCCTCTCCGAAATGAGGCTTCCGGATGCGTCCGGACACGATCTCGCCGCGAGCCATGACCAGGTCCGTCTCCTTCCCGAAGAGGTCCACGTCCGGGTTGAAGGTGATGGGCACTTGGTGGAAGACCAGGTTGAGCAGTTGACGCCCGGTCCACATCCGCTTGGGCTTGAGGATCGCCGGAGGAGGGAGCGGAGGGAGGTCGGGCCGGCGCCCCTTGGCGGACGTCCACACCCACGACGCAAACTCCTCGGTCAAGAACGAGTCGGGACTGGACATGAGGTACGCGCCCATGAGCGTGTCCTGCACGATGCCGATGAACCGACTCCCGAGCTGGTGTTCGACGGACATGAGCTCCCGCACTTCCGCCTGGGCCGCCAAGGTCTGCGGCACGTGCAGGTTCATCTCGTCTCCGTCAAAGTCCGCGTTGTACGGACGGGTGACGCTCAAATTCAATTGCAGCGTGAGGTTGTCGACCTTGGTCTCGAACCCGTTCATGCACGCGCGGCGGACGCCCTTGGCCTCCGAAGCGTCCACGACCGGCCGTCGGTTGACCACGCCGCCGAAGAGGTACCGCACGTTGTCCTGCTGCTTGGAATGGATCTTCACGCGGTGGCCCTGCATGGACGGTTTGTGCAGCGTGGGTTGCCGGTTCATGATCACAATGTCCCCGTCCTGCAAAAACCGGTGCACGGTCGAGCCGACCACCAGGTCCCGCGCGTTGCGCTCGAGCACCTCCGGCTTCATCTTCTCGTCGCACCAAATCCGCGTGCGGTCGGGCAGCTCCACGAGGCGCACGTTCGAGTCGCGCATGAGCTTCCGGGCGTGCTCGAGATTAAAGTCCGTGACCTTGACCGGCACCGTGAGACTCCGTGCAAAGGAATACGGGATGCCGATTTCGTCCACGTCCAGATCGGTCCCGGGAGTGATCACGGTCCGTGCGGAAAAGTCCACGCGCTTACCCGCCAAGTTCCCGCGCAGGCGTCCCTCCTTGCCCTGGAACCGCTGCGCGAGGTTGCGGGATGTCACGCCCGGCTTGTTCGTCTTGTCGACGACGGCGGCGACGGCGGACGCCAACGAGCGCTCGCCGCGGAACGTGTCCATGTTCGCGCGCGTGGCGATTTTGCCGACCGGGACGCCCTCGAGCGTGAGCAGGTCCTGGCAGAGCATGGTCAGCTTCGGATCGATGCCGTACAACCCCATGAGGTGTTGCACGAGCGTCCGACCGGTCGGATCGATTTCCGACTCGGGGGCCGTCTCGGTCGACTTCTTCTTGCGACTCGGCTTCTCGTTCGAGCCCGTGAGCTGGTTCAGGTGCATCTTCAGCCAATTGTTCCGCGCGACGATCTGGTTGTACTGCCGCGTGATGAGGTCCGCCTGCTTCTTGCTGTCGGCCACGACCTTCCCCGGACGGTCGACCGTGGGCAGGATCGGCACGTTGCGAATGAGCAGGTCGATCGGGCGGTACGGAGGGGGCGCTTTCGCTCCCTGCGGCGAATTGAAGCGGTACTCGCGGTATTTCTCGTGGTACATGTACCGCCAGTCGGCCGGCGTGATCTGCGAGAGGATCCGCATGATGACGTTGTTGGGCATGATGAACCGCGCGGTGACCTGACCGACGCGCGCGTTCGCCGTGGTGCGTTTCGCAACGATCCGAACCTCGACGTGCTGGCCGGAATCGTTCGCGGACTTGTCCGCTTGGTTTTTCCGGACGTAGTACTTGAACCGCACGTTCGCTTGCGCACCGAAACAGTTGCAGCGGAAGAACTTGGACCCGGACGGGGGCTTCACGGGCGCGCTCACGGGCGCGGCGACCGGAGCGGTTTCTTCATCCGAACCCGAATCCTCCAACTCCAAATCGTCCAGCTCGGCGTCCAGCTCGACTTCCTCGTCCAGTTCGGACTCGGCATCCGATTCTTCCTCCTCCTCCAGCGGCTCGTCCTCCACCTCCTCGTCCAGTAATTCTGCATCGGACTCGGGCGCATCGTCGTCTTCTTCCGCCGCAAGGTCTTCCGCCTCCGGCTCCGGCTCCGCATCCACCTCGGCGTCTGCCTCGGCCTCGGGCTCCGCCTCGTCCCCGTCCCCGTCCATGTCGTCCTCGAACAAGTTCTCCTCGTCGTCGCACGCGTTCGAACGCGTCGTGTGCTTGTCCTTACGGATGAAAATCTTCGACACGCGGCGCGAACAGAACGGACACACGTTCTCCAACCAATTGGTCAACTCGCTCGCGAACAGCGGCCACAGCTGCGGACGAGCCAACTCGATGTGCCCAAAGTGACCCGGACAGTCGAAATGGTCTCCCGGATCGCACTTCTTGTGACACGTCTCGCAGACATGACCCACGTGGTCCGTTCCCATCCGCGGATCGACCACACTGCCATACGTCCTCTGAGCAGACGCAACCTCCACGGACAATCCTTCCGGGATCACATTCAACTGCGGATCTAGCACCTTGTGCGTGACGCTCATCTTCTTCATCACATCGTCCGTGAGAACGGAGAAGCGAAGCTGACGCACCCGACTTGTGCGCATTTTTTTTATTATGTCGTACCAAACACGTCGTCCGGACGATCCCTTTTTGAAAGATTGACGTGCGCCCGTATATTGAATTGACGGTACACCGTACGTGCGCCCGTATATTGAATTGTCGGTACACCGTATGTGCGTCCGTAATTTTTCATTTCCGGAAATTTCATTTGACCGGGGGGCGGATTGTATTTACCAACATAACATGTCGCGTACGCGGACCGGTCGGGCTTCGTACTTTTGTTCGAACCAGGAGATGATCGACATGGGGCTCGAACATCTTTTCCCGGAAGTCAAAACGTACGCGGTCGAACTGACGCACAAGATCACGGACATGTTCGGTCTCGGGACGGAGGAGCTCCCGCCGAGCTTGCGTGCGTTCCTGTTGACGTTTTTTCAAAAAGCGTACAAGGATCTTCCGGGTGCTCGTATCTTCTTTCATCCGGAGCACTCTCCGATCGACGACTCGAGTGTGATCGAGATCGTGGACGCGGTCGAGAACTCGAAGAAGAAGCGGTTCGATCTGCATGCGGGCCGCGTGTGCGCTCACGAGATCCAGATGCGGCACGCGTTTTGTTGGAACGACTTTGCGCAGAAGGTAGCACAGGATTCGTGCGAGGTGATCTCGGACGTGGAAATCGTGGAAGCGTTGAACGTGGAGGGAGTCGAGTGCACACTCGAACAGGCGCGTGCGTGTTCCGAGGATGAGCTCTGGAGGATGCAGGGAGGGTTTCGCTGTTTGCGTTGCGACGGCAAGGCGCTGCGGTGGAAACGGTGTTTGAGCTGCGGGTTGCGCACTTGTCTTGCGTGCGTGGTGTATCAAGACCTCGTCTTCGACACGAAGACGTGCGGCAACTGTGGAAATGAAACGAAGTAAAAAAATGTACAGTTTCCTCATAAAAAGAAAAGATGAATGACCAACCTCTGTATTTTAGTTCCCACAACTTAAAGTACGGAACAAACACCAAGTTCGGTGCATCGCCCGTCGATGTACGTTCTCCACCTCAACCATTACCACCCATCGTCGGTTCGAGATTCGTCGACCTCGTGTCACCTTCCCCCCCGAAAAAACGCGCGCGCAAATCGCCAGGCGTACGAAGTGCAGGAGCGGGTGCGGGTGCAGGAGCGGGTGCAGGTGCGGGTGCAGGAGCGGGTGCAGGTGCGGGTGCGGGTGCAGGAGCGGGTGCAGGTGCGGGTGCGGGTGGGTTTCATCTCGACGTGAGTGAAGTTACGAAATCCCCTTTTGTGATTGACGAGCGTGACGTAGATTACATTTTGGATGCGAACCCTTCCCATGCAGCGTATGCGAGATTTGATGAGATGCATAGTGATCTCGAGTGGACCATGTCGGGGACGAATCGGAAATTTAAAAAGGGTGAACACAAAGTGAAGATCCTCGAATACATTTCAAGCGGTACGTACGGCGTTGCGTTCAAAGGAACGATCCAATCCGGAACGAATCTCTCTCAATCGTGTGTCATCAAAATGATTCGGTTTTCTCACACGCGTGGGCTCTTCAAGGATTGTATGATCGAGATGATGACGCACTTTATTTTAAGCAGGACGTGCGAGAGTAATCCGGACATCCGCGCGGGCCAAGACGCAGGGCGCATGTCCCGTATTCCGAAACTGTTCGCGGCGTTCACAACCCATGCATACCAGTTTCTTCGTGCTGTCGGGACGCGTCCGGTCTATTCAACGACTACGAAAGCAAACTACTTTGTGCTTGTCATGGAACCGCTGATGGAAACGGCGTGGGCGTACATGCAGAACCGAGTCGAAAAGGTCCATATGCCATTCTACGCAGGATGGACATCAAACGACAAATCCGTGCTTGTGAACACGGCGTACGGGTTCCTTGCCTATCAAGTGATGAACTTGCTGTACGAACTGCAAAACGCACTTCGATTCAACCATCGCGACTTGCACTTTGCGAACGTGATGATCAAGACGGACCCCGTAAAAAGCCCGAGATGTTACAACACGTACTTCGAGTCGTATTTGATTGATTTCGGCATGTGTCGTCTGGAGTACATGGGGAAAACGATTGTGAATGTGAGCGGTGTCTACCCCGAAACGTTTTACAATCCGGCGCATGATGTAATCTTCTTCTTACGCTCATCCCGAGTCCCGATGGGGTGCAACTTGCGCACGGATCGTAAATGCAAATTCTACAACGCGCCTGTCAACTTTGCATACACGGAAATCTTGGACGCGTCCGGTGTGGACTTTACTGCGCCCGAAAATACGTCCGACCATACGGCAGAACTGTATCAAACGATTCAACATTGCGGACCCGCGATGGACAGCCGTGTCTTACCCACTCCTGTCATTCGTGCAAACATCAACAACCACAGAACAAGCACGCGGACCGTTTTGGCGGTCTTTACGATCATTTTACGTCAGCTCGCCGATCGGTGCGCCAGCGGCACGCCCCCGTTTGCGCCGTTCGGGCCTGCGGACGTGCAAGAGATCCGCGACGTCCTCTAGGCGCTGCAGTTTACACATTCTGCCGCCTCTGGGTCTGCGACGACTTCCGTGCGCACGTCGACGGCGAAGTTCTGCGGCCGCGCGGCGGGCATGGAGTGTGTGTAGTAGCTCGCGGTCTTGAGTCCGAGTTTCCAGGACTTGATGTGGCAGTTGTGCAGGAGCGGCATGTCGGACGTTTTGCCGTCGATGTACAGGTTCATGGACTGGGTCTGGCACACGTACCGTCCGCGCACGGCGGCGAGTTCGAGCAGGGGGACCTTTTTGATTTCCCGTGCGGTTTTGAAGAGAACCTTGAGGTCGTCCGGGATGGTCGGGACGTCCTGCACGGACCCGCCCGAGACGAGCAGGCGCTCGTACATGGCTCGGTTCCAGAGTCCGCGCTGCAAGAGTTCGCGCACGAGGTACTTGTTCACGATGGGGAACTCCCCGGCGAGGGTGCGCCGTGTGTACAGGTTGAAGGTGAACGGCTCGAAGGACTCGTTGAACCCCATGATGTTGGACGTGGACGCGGTCGGCATCAACGCGATGCACAAGCTGTTGCGCACGCCGTGCGCCAGCACGTTCAGCCGCAGGGACTCCCAGTCGAGGGAGCGATGGCCCGGTGCGTGCCACAGGTCGAACTGGAAGTTTCCTTGGGAGATGGGGCTGCCCTCGTACCCCTCGTAGGTCGCCTGGGCAACGCGCGCGAGTTCGTTCGACTCTGCGATGGCGGCGTAGTACATGTGCGCGGAGATCTGTTCGGTCAACTCCTTGGCCTCGGGCGACTCCCACGCGATCCGTAGCGTCGCGAACACGTCCGCGTACCCCTGCACACCGATCCCGATGGGGCGGCGTCCGAGGTTCGACCGGCGCGCGCAGTCGGTGGTGTAGAACATCTGATCGATGGCCTTGTTCAGGTTCCGCACGAGCATCCGCACGGTTTGCTGCATGGCCTCGAAATCGAACGTGTCTCCGACGACGAAGCTGGGGAGACAGACGCTCGCCAAGTTGCAGACCGCGGTTTCTTCCGACGAGGTCTTCTCGACGATCTCGGCGCACAGGTTCGACGAGTAAATCGTGCCGAGGTTGCACTGGTTCGACTTGAGGTTGCACGCGTCCTTGAAGAGCAGGTACGGCATGCCCGTCTCCATCTGCGACTTGAGCAGGATCGTCCAGAGCTCGGTAGCGGGCATCTGCGAACGGTACCGTCCCTCGGCCTCGAGCTGCTCGTACCTCTGCGCGAACGCGTCGCCGACCAGCTCCACGAGCTCGGGGTGCTCTCCCGGACAGAACAGGCTCCACGTGCCTTGGGACGCCACGCGCTTCATGAACAGGTCGTTCGTCCAGAGCGCGTAGAACAGGTTGCTCGCGCGCTCTTCCGGGAGGGTGAGCGGGTGCTTCGCCTTGATGACGCTGACAATGTCCGCGTGCCAAGGTTCAATGTACACCGCGATCGACCCCGCGCGTTTTCCGCCCTGGTCGACGTGCCGCGCGAGTGCGTCGAGGACCTGGAGGTACGGCAGCATGCCGGTCGATCGGCCTTTCGAGGTGTTGATCACGCTTCCTTTCGTGCGGATCTTCGACACGGACACGCCGATGCCTCCACCGTACTTGCTGATCAACGCGCACTTGTGTGCGACCGAGTACATGTCGTCGATCGAGTCGTCGATCTGCAAAAGGAAGCAGCTCGCGAGTTGGTTCCGTTCGCACCCCGAGTGGAAGAGCGTGGGGGTCGCGTGCGTGCATTGCTTGAGCGAGAGGGCGTCGTACGTCTCGCGCACGGCGTCGAGATCGGTTCCGTGCAGGGACACGGCGACGCGCAGAAAGAGGTGCTGCGGCGTTTCGCCCGCGTCCGGGCGGTGCACGGACTTCTTCAGGTAGGAGCCGTTCACGAGCGTGGACATGCCGAAGAAGTCGAACAGCATGTCGCGCTCGGGGTGAAGAATGTCTTGAAGCTGTTCGTGGAACTGCGCGACGAGTTCGTAGAAGCGCAGCGATACCTGGTCTTCCGCATGGAGAACTTCGTACAGCGTACGAAGATCCGTCTTGTTGGTTTTCTGCAGGTCGGCGGTGATGAGGCGGCCCGCGAGGCGATTATAGTCGGGGTGTTCCCACAGCAGGTTCATGCATTCGCTTGCGGCGATGCGGTCGAGTTCGGAGGTCTTGATCCCGTCCACGATTTTCGCGATGACATTGTGCGCGACCCGGGAGGCGTCGAGCGAGGCGTCCAAGGCCGGGGCGTGTTCGATCAAGCGCTGGATCCGGTCGGTGATTTCGTCGTAGCGAACAGGGACTTTCTCGCCCGCGCGATTGGTCACTTTCATTTTCGCCTTTTGTTTTTTATAGACTCTCCAAATCTTAATCGACCTTGATTCGGGAAAAGACTTTTTTCTCAACGTGTTCCCGTTTTTTTCATACGCGATATTCGTCCGTGTATACGTCGAACGAGACCGTGACGACTTGTATCGCCTTTTTTCCGAACAGGCACGTTCTCAACCACTTGAATGAATCATGTTCTTCGGGATTTTGGATAAGGCCGGCGGTGTAGGTGATGTTTGCGAGTGTGAAGTGTTCGTACGTGATCATTCGCGTCTTGCTCGCAGACGTCCAGACGAAGGTGCCGGGGCTGAAAAAGACCACGTCCGATGGGTCGTCGACTTTCACCGTGACATGGAACATATCGTTTGTCGGTGTCACCCGTATGGCTTTGAGGATATTCTGTTCGTACGGCGGCCGTACGGACACGTACGGCGTTATTTTCATGGGGTCGATGAAAGATACGTGGTCGGACGGGAAGCCTAGCATTAGATCTTTACATTGTACGCGTTTACATTTTTTGTTCCGAATGGCTGTCAAGCCGTCGTTGCTTTTTCGTTTTCCGCGTTTGCCACTCTCCGTAAAACTCTTCGAGTTTGGGAAGCGCGTAATTCCAGATCCACGCGTCGTCTCGGTACACTCTCACGACGTTCATTTGGTACGACTGTCCCTTGAAGCCGCGGGGGATCATCTGTATAAAGTCGGCACGCGGCGTGTCGAGGATGAACATGTTGAACATGACCTGTGCGTAGTAGTACTTGGGGATTTCTCCCCACTTGAGTCGCGGGTTGTTGAACGGGCACTTGATCTCGACGGTGATGCAGTCGTCCTTGGTAGGGTTGTCGAGTTCCTTGGACCACGTGAGGTTGTCCGCGGACCCCGCGATCCAGTTGAGCCTCGACTGGACGATGCGGTCGTAGTCGCGGTGCTGCGGGTTGTCGATGAGTCGTACGAGTCCGAGTTCGACGCCGCAGTAGTTGAAAGCGTCGCAGTACGCATCGACCGCGGGCGTTTCGTAGACCTGACCATGGATGGTGGCGACGTTGCCCGTGAACGTCCGGATGGTCGGGTCGATGAGTTCTTCGAGGTAGTCGTGGGGCTTCTTGTACGGGTTATCTCCGAGGATGGTCGGGATGTTCGACGACGTGATCAATTTGCTTCGCTGTTCGAACCATTCAGGCGACCTTTGCACGGGTTGTGGGATGGATTGGAGGAACTTGACGTAGTTGTTCATTTTACGTGGTTTGGTAAATGTTGGTTCCTTACTCATTAGCTGTAAAAAAAAGTCGCGAACTTAAAAAGAAAAACAGTAGAATGCCGTGGTACAATCCTTTTAGCTACTTCACCGCGACCGATGAAGAAACCGCACAGACCGCACAGACCGCACAGACCGCCAACAACAAGGAATCGAATCCTCTTGGTTTCATTCTCTTCATGTTAGTGATCGTGGTTGTGGCGTACTGGTTCAACGCCAACTGCCGCATCGTGGGCGAACGTCGGGGTTCGGACGGCAAGATGCATCCGATCTACGATTGCACATCGAAGCCGACCATGCAGTTCTACCCCCAGCAGCCGCAGATGTACGCCGCGGCTCCTGTGTACGCCGCTCCTCCGATGTACGCTGCGGCTCCTGCTCCCATGTATGCAGCGGCTCCTGCCCCTGTGTACGCTCCTGCTCCCGTGGCGGTGCGTACCGGGTTCGGCCGTCGTCGTTAATCAATTGCGTTCGGAGTCCGTTGGAGAAAACAGGAGAATAAAAATAAAAAAAGCCATTAAAATCTCAGCATAAAAAAAAATGCTTCGCGTCCAAGCCCCTACAGCGTTCAAGGATGTGACCTTCAACAATGTGAAGGCCTCCCGTTCGAGCATCAATGATCTGTACGCGCAGACCATCACTCGGATCGAAGGCGGCGAGTCATTGGAGGTGTTCGACACCATTTCCACCCTGCAGAACCGCATCCAGCTCCTGATCGAGCAGAACCAGGCTCTTGCGCTTCGGATCGCTGCCCTGGAGGCCCGTGCCGCTCCTGCGGGCGGCGCGGCCCTGGAGCAGCGCATGGCCGCTCTGGAGACCCGTGTGAACGAGCTCGTGGTCGAGTAAACGAAAACAGCTTACTTGATTGTATGAAATGAAAGCAGCGATTCAAAAACCCAAATGAGAACACTCCAACTCTTCCACATTTATTTTACACAGCCAATTTAGAAGACGAAGACGAATGTTCGGTGACGACCTCGACGGAAATATTCAGCGCCGTGATCTCCTGCAGCAGCAACTTGCCGGCGTACGGCATCTCCACGATGGACATGTTCTCGGGCGAGTCGTTCCCGCAGACGTCGCACCGGAACATATTCTTGTCGTCGTTCCCGATGCACGGACGGTCGCACTGGTTGCAAATGTGCACCTTGTAAAAGTCGGAGCTGATCATGAACCGCTCTCGCACGACTTCCGACGCACCGTGCGACGTGAGACAGTCTCGCTCCATGCCGCCGAGACGCTTGCCTCCATTGGATGCACGACCGCCCACGGGCTGTCGTGTTCCCGACATGACCTTTCCGGTCGGTCTCGCGTGCGCCTTGTCGATGGGCATCTGCTTGAGCCGTTGGTAGAAGATGGGCCCGGTGAAGACCGTGCTCTCGATCGGTTGCCCGGTCATCCCGCAGATGTACACGTCTTCACAGAACTCGGACTTGCACGCCTCCTTCAGGGCCTTGGCGAGGTTCCGCGCGGTCCATGTCTGTTGCGAGTCCCGTCCGAACGGGGTCGCATCGATTTCTTGCCCGGTCACGCACGTCACCATCCCCGCGAACGTCTCCAACAAATGCGCCACGGTCATGCGACTGGGAATGGCGTGCGGGTTCACGATAATGTCCGGACAGATCCCGTCCTGGTTGAACGGCATGTCGATCTGCGCGACGACGCGCCCGATCGTGCCCTTTTGTCCGTGCCGAGAAGCCAACTTGTCGCCCACACGCGGCGCGCGGAAGTACCGCACGACCACGTTGACCAGAGAGTCGCCCTGTGCGTTGGTCGTCATCTGCACGTCGTCCACGATCGCCGTGTCGTTCCCGTGGAAGTAGACGACCTCGTTGGCGAACGTGCAGCGGCACTTGATCCCGCGCTTGCTCATGAAGCACTCGTGCGTGGCCGACTGGAACCTGCGCAGCTTGCAGATCAACGGGTCGCCGTCTTCCAGGACGGTGCCCTTCACGACCACGCCGTTCTCGTCAATGTGCTCGAAGGAACACGAATTGCCCCCGGTCGGGAACCCCTGGCAGACCGTCGCCGGGTCGGGGAAGGCGAACATCTCGGCCGCGTGCGAGTACCCGTTCGACCGTGCGGTGCTCGAGAAGACCTCGAAGTGCTGCGACACGAACATGCCGCGCTGCACGGCCGCCTCGTTGATCACCACGGCGTCTTCCTGGTTGTCCAGGTACGACATGATCGCCACGACCGCGTTCACGCCCGTGGGGCACGGGTGTTTCTCGAGGATCACCTTGGAGAACTCGGTCGATACGAGCGGCTTCTGGGCGTAGAGCAACTCGGCCGGCATGTTCGGCGACACGACGCGCCGCAGGCGCCGGCCCGCGATGGCCTGCTTGCCCATGCCGCACTGGTACGCGTTACGCGGCGACTGGTTGTGGTCCGAGAAGGGCACCTCGGCGGCGCTCGACCCGAGCATCAGACTCGGATGGATCATCACGTGGGTGTGCGCGGGCGTGAGCTCCTCGAGCTTGAGCGCGATGAACACGTTCTTGCGTTCGAACACGTCGATGTACTCGACCGCGGCCGGAAGCTCGTACGCCTTGCCCGCGTAGTGAACGAACAACGGGCGCATGAGGTCCTGGAACGAGTACTGCTCCAACGCGCGGATCGCCTCGAACTCGTCCGGCGTCGTCGGCTTCGCGGACGACTTGATGTGCTCCAACAGCTTGCGCCTCTGGTCCAGCACCGGACACCCCTGGTCGTCCACAATCATCAGCGCCGCCGTCAGCCGACCCGGATTGCAACGAATGTGGATCTCCTGAATGTCCACACCCGCCTCGAACGCCGCGCCGACCGTGACGCTCGTAAACTTCTCCAACAACCCGCTCCGCCGCGCGTTGCGCATGTAGTCCACAAAGTCGCTCGCGTCGTCGTACGTCACCAGCGCGTACGGCATGCCGTTGATGCACACCACGAAGTCGTCCGGGTTCACGTGGTGGTCCATCGGGCGCGTCCGCTCGAACTGCGAAATCACCGTGACCACCGTGTCCACGTTGCCGTGCAAGGTCGTGGTCGCGCCCAAGGTGAGCGCGTCGTCCAGACCCACCTCCTGGCCCTCGCGGGTCTCCGTCGGACACTTGTACAGGAACTGGCTCGACTGGATGTTGCGCGCGGACACCACCTTGCTCTGCTTGTTGATCGTCTTCTTGAACGTACGCAGACTCGAGAGATCCCCGGAGTAGTTCGTCTGGCCGTACGACTGCGTGACGGTCTTGCGCGCGGGCATCTTCGCAAACGATCCGCCAAACCCCGGCTTCCCCCGGACCACAGGCGAACGCAGCTGCCCGTTCCCGATGGTCTTCACCACGTCCGACGAGAACCACGTGAGCGTCGGCACGGCCGGGAAGGTGAACCGCGTCAGCGCCGCGGGCGGCCGCTGGTTCTTTTCGAGCTTGCGAATGTCCATCTTGATCCGCTCGCGAAGGACCTTGATCGAGTCGAGCACGAGCCCCGTCAACAGGTCCCCGTACCCCTTGATGAACTTGTTGCAGAGGTCGTCCCGGTTGTCCACGGCCGTGTCCACGCCCTTCTGCTTCATGTACGTCGCGAGCGCAACGCGACGGCCCATCGAACACAACATCCAAATCTTCGCCTCGTTGTTCGTCCCGCAGTGCGGGAGGATCTCGCGCTCCATCACCGACTCCGCCCAAGCCGCGTGCTTGTCCGTCCGGAAGAACGGGGGCTCGTTCGTGCCCGTCGACCGCCGTCCGAGGTGGGACGCGATCGAGAGCGGGGGCGCACCAAAGTTCTCACGGATCGCCTCGGGCGTGGACGGCAGGGGGAAGTCGTCCACGTTGGTCAGACTCAACGCGAGCGCCTCGCGCAACTCGTCCGTGGGCTCGGGACCCAAGAGAGCCGCGGCAATGTCTTCCTGCGTATGCAACCCCAGGTTCGAAAGCACGTTCACCAAGGTCACCGCACCCACGCCCTTGTTGTACAGACGGAACGAGCGCGTCGAAAACACGAGCACGCCTCGCTTCACCGAGACCACGTTCGAGTACACCGTCGCGGAGAGGTCGTGCTTCAGCACCGGAGCCGAGTGCGAACGCACCTCGTACGTGTAGCCGTCCGTCTTGTCGTACATGAACACCGGCAAGTTGGTCGAGGCCGTCTCGAAGCAGAACGCGTTCTTCCGCTGCCCGTTCACGATAAACGCGGCGCGGTAGGGGAAAATGTCGGGCTCGAGCGCGTTCGTGCTGTTGCAGAAGCGCGACCCGATCGGAATCGGGATGCTCATCAGGTTCACGTCCACCGGCTCGAGCGAGTCGCGGAACCGCGGAAGCCCGCCCTCGATCCACACGTGCACGGTCGCCATCAACTTCCCCTGGTACGTCATGTGCCGCTCGACACAGTCCGAGGGACCTATCAGGTCGTCGCTCGCGTTCGCATCGTTATGGATCGTCGGCTTTTCCAAACGAAAGTTCGTGAAGCGCAACTTGTACGTCGCTTCGGGTAAGTGCGTCTCCGGGTTCTCGATCCGGGAATTCTGCGTCCACTCCTTCCCTTCCAGGTAGTGCACGAGGTCGTCCACCGCCTGGTCGAACGAGTCGATGTTGTGCGCCACCAAGTCCAAATCCTCCAAATACTTGCGAAGTAATACACGTTGAAGATCCATGTTTTATCTCCATGAACCACTGGCAGCTATTCAGAAACCGGCGAACAAAAAAAATGAACGCACCTAAGGCCGTAATGTATCCCGTTCGAACCGAATAGGGATTTTTATAAGTCTAACATGTAAATGACGTCCAAGTTTTTGCTGAACTACCGGTACGGCGGGTTTGGGTACAGCGAGCTCTTTCAGACAGAGTTTCTGCGAAGAAATCCGGATGTAAGCGCTTCGACTTTTCGTGAGCTTCAAATGAGCGTCTCGATATCCGTTCGGTCGGACGAGCGGTTCGTGAATTTGGCGCTGGAGCTTGGCTTGAAAAACTCTTCGGGTCCGCACTGTACTTTAGTGGTCGAAGAAGTGCCGACGAATGTCTTGCCGTTCGTGCGAATTACAGAATACGACGGTTTTGAAGCGTACGAACTTTGTTTAGATAAACCTACGTTGGCTCTCTTGCACGCCATCATGTCTGACGAAAGGTGCGTCGTGCCGTCGGAACTTCGAGAGCGCTACGCCTTTCTTTGTACCGTGTGTTCTTTCCGCGATTTGTGAATTTTTTGTGGGTTGTAAAAAGATAAAATGTCCGCGGCGCAAGAAGAACTCGGTGTGATACAGACGTTACTGAACAACACGCACGCGGGGAACGGGATGATGACGAATGTGTGGGGGCCTGCCGGGTGGGTGTTTCTTCACAGCGTCACCTTCGGGTACCCTCTCGACCCCGACGTCTTCGACAAGAACCTCGAACAAGCGCCCGGCACCACCAAGGAGCGCTACCGGATCTTCTTCGAGAATTGCGCGTTCGTGTTCCCTTGCAGGTATTGCCGCGAGTCGTACGCGAACTTCCTCGTCGACGACCCCGTGTCCGACAACTTGGACAATCGTGAATCCCTGACCCGGTGGCTGTGGCGCATCCACGAAAACGTAAACACCAAACTCGGCAAGAAAGGCATCACGTACGAGGAACTCGTGCGGAGGTACGAAACCTATCGCGCCACCTGCAACAAAGACAAAAAAGGCTGCTCCGTGCCGTTAGGCTTCTCCAACAAACAACAAACGTGTGTCGTCGTGTACTCCGAACTCGCCATCACGACCGCGCTCGTGGCACTTCTGGTTCTGTTCTGGCTCCTGTGGATCCTCGTACGGAAATAACATTCTCAATCGTCCTCCACAAAACAACACACAGACGCCCCCGGTGCCCCGGAAGACGCCGGGGGCTCCTCTTCCTCCGACGACGACACCGTTTCTGCCGAAAGCATGTCGTCCGCCGAACGGATCTTGATCGTTTTCACGTCGAACCCAGACGCCTGGTAAAACTTGACGCGCTCACGCCCCTGGTTGTAAAAGAGGCCGAGCGTGTTGCGAATGTCCACGATCAACGGACGAACCGATCCCACCCGCTCGCCGAGCACACGCCCCACCGCCTGGCGGATGTCGTTCCGAGGCGTCGCCATGCACACCGCGTTCAACCCGGGGCAGTCGAACCCTTCGCCGCAGATCCCGTACGTGCCCAACAGAACCTGAATGGGCTCCTCCGGGTGAAGCGTCTCCTCGATCGCCCGCTCGGTCATGTCCCCGTGCAACGTGCCGATGCGGAGCGTCGCAAAAAACGGGTCCGCCTGAAGCATCGCGTGCATCAACAGCACGTGCTCTTTCCGGTCCGTGAGCACCAAAATCTTCCGGTCCGCGTCGGCGAGCACACGCTTGAGCGTGTTCACTACCGTTTGGTTGTAGTCGGGTATGCGGGCCATGTCGCTAATCGCCTGGGCGAAAATGGGATCTCCGCCACGACCGAGCTTGATCTCGACCTCCCAGCCCTTTTGAACGACCCACACCTCCGGGACCACGCGCACCTCGAGGTACCGGACGGACAGAACGGGGCCGATCGACCACTGGAACACCTTCTCCAGCCCGTCCTTGCGCTCGAGCGTCGCCGACAGCCCGATCGTGTACGGAATGCCGCCCACCTTGTGCAGCGCCTGCGAGAAACTCGGTGCGGACATGTGATGCACCTCGTCCACCACCAACAGCCCGAACGAGTTCAACACGTCGACCGGGATGTCGCGCTTCAGCAACGACTGGATCGTGCACGTCACAAAGTCCTTGCCCGCACCCATGTCGTCGTCCGTGAGACTCCCGACCGAAGCGCTCAGGATCGTCTGGGCACGCTCGGACGACTGTTTGAGCAACTGCGTCGTGTGCGAGAGCCACAGCACGCGCACGTTGAGACGGGCGATGATTTCCATGGCAACCACGGTTTTTCCAAACCCCGTGTGCAGAGCCAGACAGCCGGACGTAACGCCGCCGTAGCTAAACACCTCGTTCAGCACCTCGACCTGGTTCGGTTTGAGGGTGAACGCGCACGTTCTTCGTTCGGGTAAACGAGTGCGCTCGATGTGCGCGATGCGGTGAGCCGTGATTTCCGGACGGAACCGAATGAGTTCCGGCATGGTCTCGAACCACGCACGCGGGATCCACGTGTAGCCCCCTTCGACATCGGTCGTCACGTGAAACGATTTACCAAGTTGCGGCCCGCCCGCACCCCGTCCGGACGATCGTGCGCGCTTCGCGGCCGGCGAGCGGTCGTTGAGAACCGGCGCGACCTTTGAAAGTTCACGCAGACGCTTCCACACCGGAGCAGGAAGCTCCGACGCATGGACGTAATATCCAGACACATCGATCCGCATTCCTTTTTTATTTTGAGTCGTCTTCGTTAGTGGTTGGCCGACACCCAAAAATGTTCCACAAAAAAATTAGGACATACAAAGTCATAAAAAGATTATTCGTTTGCTGTCTCCAACATGCCCCTGTCTACGGTTCCCGAAGGGAATGAAGAAGACGAAGACTATGAATATGAAGAGTTGCCATCACATCCACCTCCATCTTCACCTTCAGTTCTATTTGTGCACGACACGCGAACAGATGGCCCAAGACCTGAGTTGACACCAGTCTTTATACCTATGATCAACAATCAACGAAACAATACCGTGCAAAGAAATGAGATGTCACGAGCGCCATCCGCAAGTCATATATTAGGAAATATAGGGGATAGGCTATTTGGACTACCGCCCGTTCAAAATCAAGGGTCCCAACCGTCCGCCGCTCAAAATCCGAAAGGGCCCAAACCGTCCGCCCAAAATCCGAAAGGGCCCAAACCGTCCGCTCGAAAGCCTAAAGAATCCCAACCGCCCGTTCAAAATCAAGGGTCCAAACCGTCCGCTCAAAATCCGAAAGGGTCCAAGCCGTCTGCTCAAAATCCGAAAGAACCCAAGCCGTCCGCTCAAAATCCGAAAGAACCCAAGGCATCTACTCAAAAGTCCGAAATCGGTGGTTTTCTACAAATGCTAGGTGCTTTTCGTAAAGCGATGGGTGGTACGGAGATGGGCGGCGGTCGACGAGGACGAGGAATGGATTTCTACCAAGGTCCTATGGATGGGTATCAAAGAGGCGGTGGTATGGGTGGTGGTATGGGCGGTGGACGAGGATCCGATGTCAAATATATTGAATCGATCGTCAACGCCGTTCTGCAGAAGCGGAAGGGAGGTACGGACAAAAAGGAGAAACAAGAGAAGGAAGAGAAGGAAGAACGGCGAGCTTCGCACTGGTTGGATCTCAAACACGATGATCCCCCGCCAAAACCGAAAACGGCCAAACCGAAAACGGCCAAACCGAAAACGGCCAAACCGAAAACGGCCAAACCGAAAACGGCCAAACCGAAAACGGCCAAACCGAAAACGGCCAAACGCGATGACACAAAAGCGGAAGATGAAACTTTGTACAAGGAACTTGAAACAAAGCACGGACCGTGTAAAGACAACCAAACGCGAGAAAAGCTGATTAAAAATGTGAACATGATTCACGAAGTCACGAAAATCATCTCTAACCAAATGCACAATCACGACGACTCTGACAGCGACGATGTTGCCTTACTTCGCGACACAAATCTTAAGCTGACTCGACTGAAAGAAGAGCGAAAGAAACTGTTCGAGCAATGTGGATACGAGGTAAAGCCAGCCGTGAAACGCCTCAAGAAGGCGGCACGTACAGCCACATCGGAGGAAAAACGCGACAAATTGATGAAGCTCATACTTGCCTTGTCCGTTTAATAAAAAAATTATGGACCGTAAAAGAAAATAGTCATGCAAAAAAGGAAATTTCACGAACACACGCCACGAGGAGAAGGACTCGAGGGCGACACCAAAAGGATCATGGAAGCGATGGAATCCAATCCACACAAATGGTTGACAGTAAGTGAGCTCGTGACAGATCTGGGTGTTCCCCAACGTCGGGTTTACGATGTCGTAACCACTTTGGAAGGTGTGGGGGCGATTGTGACGAACGGCCTCTCGAATGATCGCGCCGGGTTTAATTGGGTAACGTCGGATATCGCCGTCCGTAAAGGTGCTCGTAAGGGTGCCGGTGCCGGTGCGGGTGCCGGTGCGGGTGCAGGGGCGGGTGCGGGTGCGGGTGCGGGTGCAGGGGCGGATGCTGGGGCGGATGCTGGTGCGGGTGCTGGGGCGGGTGCTGGGGCGGGTGCTGGGGCGGGTGTCCGTAAAGGTGTTCGTAAAGCGAGTGCTGGGGCGGCTCCGCAGACCGCATCGGAGAAGGGCCTGCGCACGTACGCGATGGAAGTGGCTCGGGTCCTTCGTGGTGCGCCGCGTGCCGACGGGGTACTGCCTAGCATGCACATAGTACAGCTTATTGAGCGCATTACCATAGATCGGAAAGGTGGCGAGGTCGTGACCCCCCAAGACGTGTTGGCGGTGGGCCGTCGGGTGTACGAGGTGATTAACGTGCTCGTTTCCGCGGGCATTATCAACCGCCGCATTGCTACCGCCGCGGACGGGCTCATTGTAAGTCTTGTCTCGGGCGGTGAGCTGAAGCGGGGCAACAAAATCTTGGTATGGCGCGGCGTGCCGGATCATATCTCCTATCGGGATATCGGCGCCGCTCCCGCTGAGCCTACGCCCGCCCGTCGTGGTCGCGAGCGCATTCCCTTGCTCGGTCCCGAACGCGAGGCCGCGCTCGGACTCATTCAATTCTCAAAGGGCGATCGGACACCATCCCCTGACACGAAAGCCGCTGCTCTCGCACTCATCGGGCTGTCTACGTCGTCTTCTGGAAGGCCCCGTACTGTGAGGGAGGGTGCGGTTGAACGGCTACGAGAGGCTGCACGTGTTACTACATCGGAGCACAAGCGGCGCAAGTACTACAAACTCATGCGTGCGTTATCATAAACGCGTTACGAAAAGAAATGGCGTCGGCAGGTCGCGACGTACTTGTCCGAGCCACCGACGTCGACTTCCGAGTGCGAGGCGATGATGCGTTTCGAAAAGGGCGCGGGCGTTCCGTCCGCACAGAATCCACAGAGAGCGGTCAAGAACGAGATGCTGTCCGCATGGGGAATGAGCGCTTGGACGTCTCCCATCGGCGTCCGTTCGGCAGATCCGGACAGACCGGACGCGATGACCGTCTTCCCCAGATGATCCACCCAGCTGGTGACCACCGTCGCAGCGTCGTTGAAAAACTGAAGTTCTTCAATGACGATAATGTCCGCGGACATGAATTCCACCGTGTCTTCCGCGTCCACCAGATTCTCCGTGTTAAGGTCCGCTTGTAAAAAAGTATCGTCGTGCGTGGTTACCGCGTCCGACGCGTATCGCACGTTCAGGGCGTGGTTGATGATAAACACGTTCTTCTTCACCGAACGGAGTCTGCGGACGCGACGGATGAGTTCCGTCGATTTCCCTGCAAACATGGGCCCGATGATAAGTTCGAGCGACATTCGTTTGGTGATGTGTTGTAGGTAAGCGTTTAGAACATTTTCTTTTGCGGTACTTAAAAAAATGCATTCTCGACACGCAAAAACATTATCTCCCACCATCGTGCCGTTTCGACGGTTGCCCTCGCACGCACCATCAACACACACGCACACACCGTCCGTGCATCCGTCGTCGACGCACGTACCGCATCCGTCGTCGACGCACGTACCGTCCGTGCATCCGTTGAATCACTCTTACGACTCGCACCTTGAGCCGAACCGAACGAGCCCGCCCATTCCGATCGGAGATGTATTGTTGTATTCACAGATCGCGCACGGTAACCATAGCCTAGACGCCATGTACTTCCTGTTCTTTCCCGTGGTTGTTCTCGGCGCTCTGTTTTGGAACCGGCGTCGTCGGCACGACTACATTGCGATTGTAGACGAATACGCAGACGAATAAATCAATCCACACGACGTGTCACAGCGATCGCTCCGTTCTCAAAGAGGTGGAACGAACCGAACTTCCGGAAGACGTCCCCGAGGTTCCCGTACAAACTCCCAAGTGGCACCGGTGTGTTCCACGTGGAGAGCATGACGGTCAGTTGGTAGTCAGGGTTCGTGAAGTACATCATTCCACCGGGCGACATGTATTCGGTAAAGATTTCCTGGAGGACGAAGGTCTGAACAGAAATGTCGGCTCGGGGCTCGACGAAGATGTCGAGAGGCCCCTCGTTCTCTAACGAGTCCGTCATCTTCCGAACGAGCTCGAACTCGGGGCACGTCTGGATCGCGGCCGATTTGAACCTTCGATTCGCGCTCGCGCGCGTTGCGATAAACTTGCGCACGTCGACCGGAACGATACTCACATCGACAGTATCGTCGGTGCCGGGACGTGAATTATACTCTGCTTCGATTTCGGCGTGTTCTGCGAGAAACGTAAGTTCGCCAAAGTCGAGTTTCGAAATGACACTGTGAGCGTTCTGGGCGAAGCGTGTGTCGTACGGCCAGACGACTCCGTCCGAGTCTGTCAGGATGCGAACGTGGTCAGTCGGGGAGCACCACCGACTATGGATGTGGGGATCGAACGGTGCGGAATCGGAATCGAGCTCGATCTCGAGATGTTCTTCGAATCTTTTCTGGATCTCTCGGAGCACGACGAACTCGTCCGAGATTTTGAGGCCGTGCACGAGGGCCGTGATTGTCTCGAGGATCATTCGGGGGATGACGGCTCTTGTGCGTGGGTCGGAGGTTTCCCGAAGGATGGCACGGCTGATGTGCGGCGGAAGCAGATGGGTCTGCTTCATGATTTCCGACGGACGCAGGTCGACGACGGTCGTGTCTCCTTTTTGCTTTGCGAATCGTTCGATCGATGCGTCGGAGAACTCTTTCACGAACACGACCTTGACCGAAGTGGGCGTCGTGAACATTGACTTGATCTGTTCGATCCGCGTCGGAGACACCGGGCCTTCTACGAGAACATAAAAGGTGTCGTCCGGACGAAGTTCGGGAAACAAGTCGATGTGGAACAGGTCCGCCGCGTTGGGGTCGGTGATGAAAATCATTCTTCTTTTGCTTTAACCCTTTATTATTTACCGTAAATTAAAAAAGAGATGAAGTCGATTTATGCGGATGTGGATGCGGATGCGGATGCGGATGTGGGTGTGTCGTATCCTGTTTCGATCTGGGAGGCTTACGGTGGAAGTAGCGTTTCCGTGCGCCGTTCAACGATTGTGTACTTGCCTCCTACTCTGGAGTGGGACGACGTGTGTGCTTTCTACGAGACCCCTTCGTTCTCTTGGTTGATGGACTTGTCCGTACTCGAATCTTTGTAATCCATGTATGCGGCGATACTACCGCCGAGCACGATGAGCAAGCCGCCGAATAGTTTAAGGGGTGAAGGGGCTTTCTTCTCAAACACGTATTGATACACGAACCCGAAGAGCACGCCGGTGGTGCTGAGCACGGCGAACGATTCCGGACGGGCGTAACGGGCTCCGTACGCGCGCAAGAGGTGCATCCCGAAACCGATGAAGAGATTGAAGAGGAAGATGCGCGTGAGGACGACGTTTGACGTTTGGGTCGAAAAGTTTTGAGTGAAGAGGATCCAAGCGAGCACGAACGGGATCGTGCCGGCGTATTGTTCGAGCAGGTTTTCGGACGGCGTCTGGTCGTTGCTCTTGTCGTGGAACAAAATGTAATTGTACGATTCGGAGACGGCTGCGACGATTGCTGCGATCACGCCTATTTTTTGTCGGGGTGTTACGTGAAGTGTCGGATTGAGTACGAGGAACACGCCGACGAGTGACAGCACGACCACGGGTAAATGTTTGACACTAATCTCTTCCTTCAGCATCACGCGCGCAAGCAAAATATTCCACACGGGGTACGAATAGAAGATCGTCAAGGCGTCGGACGAGTCCATGTTTTTGAATGCGGTGTAGGACGCGATGATGTGCACGAAATTGACGAACCCGGACTTCAAAGAATATTCAGACGTCTTTCGTTTTTCGAAGGTGCGTACGTAGACCCACGCGGCCGCTGCGATCGTGAGCACGCGGATGGATGTTTGGATCTGCACGGACGCTTCGTCATTTTGTTTTACAATCTGAGGGAACAATGCAAGGAACGCTTCGCTTGTCGCTACGGCTAAATTTGGAATCGTCGATGACATTTTTTTTCTTTCAAGGGAATGGAAAGAAAAAAAATGAAGACCGTGTCAGTGGCGCACATGGTGGGGGGCGGCATCTTGCTCTTCCTTTTGAGTTCGCGCGTGTACTCGAAAGAGTTTGCGGCGAAACACGCGGGGGTGTTTGTCGCGCTCGGTGTGCTCGTGGGTGCCTTCCACGCGTACACGTTTTCGAAGAACACTCGTCGTTGGATTTATCTATTCCACGCGCTCTTCGTGGCGCCTTCGATCATTCTGTTCGGCCTGTATCCGGGTGTTGGACGTCAGCTCATGCAACTGGTCGCGTGTGCCATGATTGGTTATCACGCTGCGATCCTCGCGCAGATTTTGTAGCGACACAAAAAACAAAAGAATGGAATTACTTCGCGAGACGATGTTGCAAGCGAAACGTGTGCGGGAACTGCAGCGGTCCGAGTACGAAAAATATTTAAAACAGGTCGCACAACAAATCAACTTTCTACAACGACAGGGGATTCAAAAACTCTTGCTGAGGATCCCGAGCACACTCAACGGCGTCCCGATCCCGCAGGCCAAGTTCCAGAAGAAGCTGTACAAGACCTTGAGAGAACTCGAGTACAAGGTACAGGCGTTCGACGACCACGCGCTTGAAATTTCGTGGGATATGTCGAACGTGTGAATCACACCGTCGTCGCGAGCAACACACTGCCGACGTAATTGACCAGGTTCGGGCGCGACAGGTAGGTTTCGTAGAACACGCGGGCGTTCCGGGCGATCTGTTCGGCCTCGGCGCTGTGTGCGATGTAGTGCGCGACCTTGTCGACCAGGTCGGTGAGATCCGCACGGATGCGGACGTAGTGCACGTTTTCTCGGAGGAGGTGCGTGAACCAAAGTTCGCTGGCGACGCAGGTGGAGTCCGCTTTGAAAACCACGCACCCGGACCCGAGCATCGAACCGAGACGACACGCGGCACAGTGCCCCTCGAGATACAGTAAGAATTTGTGATGGATCTGGTCCGACATGGGAACGTAGAACGTTTGACTCACGGGGAACGAGACGGCGTCGATGGTCGCGACGGACTCCGCAAAGTGTTTGTGGATGCGCTTGCTGAGTGCAACGCAACGGATGTCGATTCGGGCATCGGCGAGCCGCTGGGCGAGCCGAAACGCGCGCATGCGCTGGTTGGTCATTTCGGTGGTACCGGACCCCGTCGCGGTTCCGCGGAAGAAGAGCCGGTCCTTCTTGGACGCAAACTCGCTCGGTCGTACGGGGACCACGCGGGTGAGGTCGCGCACGGAAGACAGCTGGAGCGCACCGCGCATGCACATCCCCGGCATGTACACAATTCTCGCCGACGCTTCCCAATCTTCCGTCGGCGGGATGAGAAGGTCCGAGAACCGGGACGTGTGCGTTCCGTAGAAGCTGAGCATGGGCAACACAACCTGCGGAGGACTCATGGCCAGGGGGACGTCCTGGAACGAGTCGCGGTCGTCCCGGTCGAACAGGAACCCGTACGGTTCGACCAGGGTGCACAGGCGGTCATTGTACTTGAATTGAGGAAAGTCCCGTTTGTTCACACAGAAGATCGCGTCCGCGATGCCAAACGTGTCCGCCGCCTCCGCGATCATGTCTTTGATCTGCATGACGAAGTGCGTCCCCCAGGGAAACATTTCCGTGCACAGGATTCCACCGTTCGCCCACCAGCGCTCTTTCGGGAGGCCCGTGCGGAACTTCTCGGCGCCGCGCGGGAACTGTTCCGGCCACGCGTTGCGGAAGTCGGGGTTGTAGAACGGACAGAAGCACACGACCTTGCCGTGCACGATGCGGACCACAATGCCCGCGCGCATGTACTCGTACAGGAACCGAAGCGTGCCCGCCACGTCCCGCGGGAGTCTCGAATTGTGCACCGGGAGCTCGAGCTTCGCAACCGTACCCGTCAACACCGTTTCGAAGTACTCCTCTGTCACGGGGATCGAGACGTCTTTCTCCGGCAACCCGAACGAGTAGGACGGCGCTGTCAACACTGGTAGAATCACCTTTTCCAAACACTCCCACGTGTCCACGCAGTCGATCGCACTGGAAGAAGGAATGTTGTGATACGCCTCCAAGGCCGCCTCGCGCGTTTCGAAGCGTGGCACGCCGTACGGCGCGTTCAGGCTCTTCGTAAACTCTTCCCACGCGAAATCGCGCACGGGGTTCGTGAGTGGATGGTCGACACCGTCGACGACCCCGCGGAGTAACATTGTTCTTTTCGTTTACTGAACGAGAGTCGTGTTTAGAATATTTCAAAAAAGTCTACGTGCGGCCGTAAGGGCTCGTTTCGATGACCGGTGGGGTCTGTTTATTCGCGAGCAAGTCTTCGACATTGTACACGAGCTCGAGCCATAACATTTGCGGAACCACCGGCGTCTGAATGACGACCGTCATGCACGCGTTCGAACTTTTCGAAAGGGTTGCGAGGGTGCATGGTGTTTGGAGAACGATCTTGCTTGGCCATCGGAATTGGTCGAGAGATAGGTGATAGAGTCGTTGATCCTTGTCGAGTGTTGCGAGGAAAGGAATGTGCCATTTCGTACGAGGGTCGTTGCTGAACGACTCGGTGAATACACTGAGTGCTACGTCCGCGGGCACTCGGTGGATGTTCGTTTGATGTTTCCTCTTACGAACGTCCGGGTACGGAAGCATGAGTTCTTTTCGGACCGTGCGTAACCCGTGCATCGACGCGGATGGATGATATGACACAATATCGAGCGAGGCATACCGCCCCGCCCCTTGTATTTCGTTCACGTCCATATCTTTTTATGAAGTAACGCACGAAAATGAAAACGAGGCAGAACGAATTTAAAGGTAGTGGAAAATGAAAATGACGAACACGAGCATGATGACCTTGCGGAGTAACGCGGCGATCTTCACGACCGTTTGGGAGTCGTTCTCTCCGTCATTGTCTGGCAAAGCGATGTCGAAGTGAGACCACTTCTTGTCTGGCATGAGCCACAACATGATGGGGTCGAACACGAGCATCACGAACGCCGTGAGAAACTGCATGCCGATGATGGTTGTGAAAGCATCTGACTTGCCAAACAAGTTCTTGTTGAGAGACCCGTAGAAATTGGTGGGCAACTCGTGCGCCGACATTCTTCTGCTAAATCCTTTTTGCAAAGAAGGAAGAAAGAAAAAGAAATATGTCGTCCGATTTTTTCGAGCGACCGCCGATCTCCCGGGCCGAGCTCGAGCGGATCCTGCACCCAATTATTCCGCGCGACATGAAACTGTACTGGGCCGCACTCACGCACGCATCGATTTACAACCCGACCTTCATGTCCGAGTACACAACCATCCACCCGTTCTACAGAGACGAGAGTCACCCCGTGTACGGAAACAACTTCGAGAAGCTCGAGTTCCTCGGAGACTCGATCATCCACGCGAGTCTCGCCATGATCTTGATCCGTCTGTTCCCGGACAAGGACGAGGGGTTCTTGTCGCGCGTTCGGATCAACGTGGAACAAAAGTCGGGACTCGCAGAGCTTTGTCGCCACACCGGCATTTCCGAATTTGTGAAGCGGCACCCGGGCATGTCGGTCGCGGACGAACTGCTCGAGAACGTGTTCGAAGGATTCGTGGGCGCTCTGTTCGAGGACCAACAAAAGTACTTGAACTGCGGGTTGCAGAAGTGCACGGACTTTTTGTGGCGAGTACTACAGGCTCGTTTCACGGACATTATGCACGACCTGCGTGTCGACAACAACTTCAAGGATTACGTGATCCGATTGAAGGCAAAACAGATTTTGCATTCACTCGAATGGAAAAACTCGAAAACGGTGTTCCAAGCAACGCCTACGTCCCGCAAGGTGATTACGCACCACGTCGAACTCATTTGCGAGTATAGTCCCGAGAGAATCGAATACTTCCGCGCGCGTGGGTACCGCGACCCGCACTTGAACGAAACGATTCAATCGATTCCTGTCGGTGCACGACTCGGACGGGTTGTGAACTCGCATTCCGCCAAAACGATCGCGGAAGCAGAGCAAATGGTTTGCAAAGCACTCATGCGCGAACTTCGTATCAAGGTCGGACTTTTGTCGTAGAGAGTTAGTGTGTGGTATTACAAAAAAAAATGAATGACGCCCAAGCAATCCGAAACGAATTGAGCCGAATCCACTTTCGGTCGAGTGTGCATTGGATCGACGACACAGGGGACTTGCTCGGAGACAAACTCTTCAACGACTTGAAAGAAACACTCGCACTGTTTCCCTGGTTGGTGGGATACGTCCCGGGTGAAACGATCGATTCTGGATTGCGCGTTCTCGTTCAAGACATTCGCGACCTCGTTCTGGTCCTCCGGGGAGAAGAGCTGATCCAACCGTACTTCCCACAGACCCCGCACATGTCAAAAGTTGAAGCGGAATACTTCCTTGACAACTACGTCCCAGTCAAACTGAACCGTCTCATCGAACGGCTCTTCATCATCATCAACGCCTGATCTCTGTATTCGAAAAAAATGTATTTGACGTGATAAAAAAGAAAATGTTTCTAGAATCCAAAATCGTACTGTCCTTGTTAGCGTTGACGATCCTGTTCTTGTCGTTCGTCGCAAGTTTCAAACACCAAAACAGTTTTATTTTCGTGGCAGGGCTCCTCGTGTGCATTATTATCACACGAACCGACGCATGGGCTCCTTCTGTCCGAGAAACGGTCTCGAAATTTAGCAGAGAACTTTTCGAACCTAATCTCGAACTAGCCAAACCGACAAGTGCGGCTGGAACGGCTGGAACGGCTGGTGCGGCTGGTGCGGCTGGTGCGGCTGGTGCGGCTGGAACGACCGGTGCGGCTGGTGCGGCTGGAACGACCGGTGCGGCTGGAACTGCGGCTGGTGCGGCTTCGGCGGCTGGAACGGCTGGAACTGCGGCAGGTGCGGCTGGGACGGCTGGAACGGCTGGAACTGCGGCAGGTGCGACTGGGACGACAGGGACGGCAGGTGCGACTGGGACGACAGGGACGGCAGGTGCGGCTGGGACGGGTGTGGACAAGGGTGCAGGAAAAGGCGCTGGTAAGGATGGTGGGAAGGCGGCAAAAGCTACGAAGCCTTCTGGTGCTGGTGCTACAGCGGATGCGGAGAAGGAGAAGGCAGCCGACGTGAAAGCCCCGTTCCGTACGCACCCGGGGGCACTCGACCCGAGTGCGAAGTTGGACGACACGGTTGCCCATGCGTTGTTGACGGGGAATATTCACAAGTTGGAGGAGCACAATACGTCTCCCGTGTTTGCGTTCGGCCGACCTACGATGGCGCAGTTTATGAACGGGTCTGCGAAACCGCAGGATCTGCTTCGTCTCGTTCCAGACTTTCCTACGATGGGGCATGTGTTGACGGGAACTCTGCGCGACCCGAGCATGCCGACGCTCGACGATTCGAAGACTCCTCAGAACCCCGAGGTGAAGAAGTTGGAGACGTTCGGCCTCGTGGCAGCCCCTGACTATTTCCCGAACTGCAAGACCGCGGGTGTGCTTCCCAGTTTGTCTCCCCGTGACCCTCGGGACACGTTGCGTTGCAATCGTCCTGGTATTTATTGAAGAAGCGACACGACTGTTTCGAATCCGTGATTGAAATTGAGAACGTGCCAGGACGTTCGACCGATCGATCCTCCGAACACGGACACTTGTTCGCGCGCGGGGATCGCGAATTGATGAAAAGGTTTTGTGCAATACAACGGATCGCCTGCGCTGTTCAGCGCGAGCCACTGATTGAAGACGGACTCTGTGACGAACCCGAGCGGCCCGAACATTTCAACGAGTCCGGAGAGATTCGAAAAGCTCGTCACACCAACGACGGTGCATTTGTCGTCGAGTTGAGCGAGGTATTCGTGCGCGACCATGCCTCCGTCGAAGCAACCGTAGTGTTCACCAATGACGACAGGGATGCTCATCGACGCGACGAGAGCGTCACCGAGCGTCATGTCCGGTGCGGTGTGCCGATTGAGAACGCGACACTCCATTCCCGTTTCAAGGTTCGCGACCAAGATATCGACAGGGAGGTCGAGTTCCGCCAATGTGAGATGGATGTAGTCGTGGAGCGCGGAGTGTGCGAACTGAATGGCGACTTCGCTACTGAGTCGACGGTCCTCGTCGTCGAGCTTCATCCTCGAGCAGGTTTCGATCATCCGTTCGAAAAAGAGTTTTTCTCCGGTCGGATCGAGAGCGCACAGGACGGCAACGACGGCCCCGAAACTATCTCCCGCGAAACGGTCGAAAGGCTGTGCGAGGGTTCGTAACACGGCGCTCGCGGCTCCCCACACGACGGTTCCGTGCTGTCCGCCTCCCCGAACGTACAGCGTGTTGGGCGTTCCCGTTTGTTTTGGTGTGTGTGTGCGTGCGAAGAACAGCATGCGCGCGTACCAGCATCGGAAGGTTTCGACGATGCTGACGATGTTCGAGTCTCCGGGTTCGGGGTGTAAAGACTGTTTGTACGTGTCACCGTTTGGCGGAGTGTACACGTACGAATCTGAGTGCGGGAAGGACGCGAGCGCTTTGAGGTCTGCAAAGTTTGCGAAGGGAGGCGGTGGGGGTAGGAAGTCGCGCAGGGTGTGCGATCCATCGCGAGCCACTTGTGTGAAATCGAACGGTTCCGTTTGTCCCCAGAGCGTGACCACGACGTCGTCATACAGTACTTTCGTGACGATTTGTTCGGGGCATTCGTTGTCGCAGATGCTGGAGAGGACGCGTTCGTAGGCTTGTTGCGTGACGCACAGAATGTGTTTCTGTTCGTGGAAGTTGGGGAGTTCAAAGAATTCGAGCAGAACGACGGTTTGCATTTTTTGTTATGAGACAAACTTATTTCCTAAGCATCATCCTCAACGAAAGGGCCGACGGGTACGGCGGGGGCAGCGGGGATGGCGGCGGCCAGTCTGCGTTCGCGGATCAGTGCGAGGATCCGCGGGGTCGGTACGAGCCGTCCGGTGAACGTGCAGTACTTGTACGCGAGGATCGGGCGGTCGATCGAGTCCATGGGGGAAGCGACGGGGAGCTTCTCGTCGTTGGTCGCGAAGCGTTCGAGGTTCCACCAGTCGGTGGGCAGGTTGTGCTCGTAGATGAGCGTGTCACGCCGGGCGCAAAAGTCTGCGAAGCGTGCGTTCGCGTCGAGTTTGTGTCCGAATTGTGAGGCGGCGGCGGTGGGGGAGATGAAGTAGTAGGTGAAGGAGTGCTGATCGGGCGTGGACGATCGCTTCACGATACCGGTGCCGAGGATGAGCTCGGCGCGTTTGATGGCGTGGGGACGTATGTCCTGTACGGTCCAGAGGAGTCCGGCGAGGTGTGTGTCGTTTCTGACGTTCACCCACCGTCCGAGGTCGGCGATGTAGATCATTCTTTTAAATGCAGATTGTGATTGAATTGATTAACTAAAAAGGCGGTTAGATTGCAATGGGGTCTGGGCGTTTGATTTCTACGAGCAGGCGGGTGACGGAAGGGTGGTGAAGGATTCGTTCGAGGGCGTACACGTCTCCGAGTGCGGAGTGTTGCATGGACGGTGGCGTTCCGAACAAGAATTCGTAGATGTCGGCCTGTCGGTAGCTGACGGGTCCGTGGAAGGAGACGGGCAGTCCGTACGGCACGGACTTGACCGTTTGGGGGAAGATGTACTTGAGGAACTTCATGGTGTCGACCTTGTACAGGATTCCTCGGGGGATGAGATCGGTGCACTTGTGTCGGTGGTGTTCGGCGATCAGCATGGGTTCGTCGAAGTTGTCAAAGTTGTGTCCGATGAGAACGATGGGGGCGTTGGACGAGGTATGGTACAGGTCCCAGATCCAGGCCCAGAAGTCCTGCGCGACTTGTGCGAAGCTCGGTTTGTCCACGAGGAATTCGTCGGGGATTTGGTTGATCTCGTACGCGCCGTTCGTTTGTCCGGGGTTCACGAACGCGTGAAAGGACGTGAGCGTCCGTACCTGTTGGAGCGAGTTGTCGGGAAGGGTGTCGCGCGATCCGTGCAGGGCCTTTGCTCCGATGGAGATGATCCTGCTGGATCTCCGATCGAGCCCCGTGGTTTCAATGTCCATCAGAACGAATTTGAACATTTTGTCATATGATGACCATTGTGAGACAGTCCGAATTGAATACGGTTTTTAAGCCGGCGTTAAAATCGCCATAAAAAAAAATTCTTCGACACAACCAGTAAAAAAAGAATGTCGACTACTACTGAAGAGATTACGATCCCTGCCGCGCCCGTGGTGTCCGCCGAGGTTCCTTCGGTGCCCGCTGCCCCCGCGGTCCCCCCTCCCGTTGACGAGCTGGCCCCGATCCCCCGGCGCCCCGTCATGTCCGCCGACGCTCTGCGCTCGGTCCAGGACGCGACCCGGTCGATCCGCGTGCAGCGGAAGAACGCCGAGGAGTCCATCTGCCTGCACGCCCAGACCGAGTGGTGGTCGAACGTGCTCAAGCACACCGCGACCCTGCACCTGAACAACCTCGCGGACCAGGTCGCTGCCGCGGCGCGCATCGCTGCCCAGGAGGACCAGTCGTACTGCCAGTTCGAGCTCACCTGGACCCGCAACATCGACTTTGCCAACTACGTGGAGAAGTTCGCACGGTCCCGCGCGGCCATTACCTACATCGCCTGCACTCGCGACCGCGGCAACTCGGTGCACCTCGACGCTGCCTTCGCGGCGCTCAAGATCGAGTTCGCGCGCCGCGTGCTGGCCAAGAACGGCGTCCGCGACGTGTGCGCGCTGATCCGCCAGGAGATGCCCGGCGTCAAGTGCGAGCTCCGGCCGCGCATGGACCCGGACGAGGCCGTGGTGATCCACGTGAGCTGGAAGAAGGAGCGCAAGACCGTGGTCAACCGCCTGAAGAAGTGGGTCGTCGCTCCGATCGTCCGCCTGTGGGACCGCGTGCCTTTCCCCACCATCATCTTCTAAATTGAGAAAAACACCTGTTTGAATCCAAATCTACTTACCATCCACTTGGATCGTGCGCACAGCTCCGAGCATTCCAGGACGGTCGCACACGCGATAGTGCACGTGGGGGTTTAGAGTTTTGCCCATAGGGGTGCTGTACGACGCGGGTTTGCGTACGCGCAACACCACGGTGCCGTGCGCGTCACTCCGCGCGACGCCCGAGTTGGAGTTCGTACCGTACGCTTTCCAAGGATTGGACACGATCTCCTCGGAAGCCTCAGCCGCCCAGAAGACAACATTCGAATCGGGACGCAAATTCTCGATTCGAATTTCGGTGTCTGCATGGTCCGGCTCCTTCGGCTGCATGGGTTCGCACGGGAACGCCGCCTGGTCCAGGAAATATAAATACATCTCCCGGTCCAACGCGAGGTACAGAACCGCGAACGCGGCCAGGAGCGTCCAGACGTCTTGCTTAAATCGCATGATCCAAAAGGCAATCACGACACAGATCGACAACGCTCGAAGATAAATTTTTATCATTTTATTTTAATAGAATGCTAGAAAAAACTACCACGCGTACCGAACGGGCCCGTTATCAGACACCTTCCGGAGGTTGTACAGCGCCCCCGGGGAGACGAGCTGTTCCAGTTTCAGTGCGGCGCGGTTGATCCCCGCGGCAGCTCCTTCGGCAATCACGGGCGCCACCGCCGACGCGACGGAATCAAGTACACTTCCCCCGGACGACGAAAACTGCGCCAAACGCCCCTCGAGCACACACACGCGGTCTTGCAGGGTGTTCACCTGGCCAACGAGCTTCCCGATCTGGTCCTGCAGACGAGTGAGCTGCTGGAGCGACAGGGGCTGACGGCTCGAACGGAGCTCGTCAATGTTCGCGAGCATGCGCGGTAGGTCCGCCGACCGTAACTGCGCACGCACGTCTTCGATCTGAGCAATCAGAGGCTCGACAGCAGCCGCCGCGGGCGCCGGAACGGGCGCCTGAACGGGTGCCTGAACGGGGGCCTGAACGGGGGCGGATTCGGGCATCGGCGAGCCACTTTGGAGCGCCTGAATCTGCGCGCGCATTTCTTCGATGCGTGCGGTGATGTTCGTGATCTCGGGAGTGGTCAAACTAGTGGCCTCAATGCCATCGGCCTTGATGTGGCCTTTGAAGATGATATCTCCTTCGCCCTGTTTGGATTCGAAGAAAATGTGATTGGGTGACCTGAACATGTTTCTTTTTGTTTTATAATGTGTATGATTTTTTTTGAGTTGGTATGCGTGGTGAAAAAAAAATGTGTGTTTGCATTCAATAAAAATAAACAAGTACTCACAAAAATGATCGATGCGACGACTGCTGGTATTATCGCGGGTCCTTTGGGATATTTCGCCGCCAAGACTCAGACGTCTGAGTTCGCTGCCGAGGGAGACCACGAGCCGCCCGTGCAGGTGAAGATGGCCGAGCGGATTCGCAGGGCCCTGTCCGGTGGCTCCCGGTTCGCCGCGGAGGGCGACGTGGAGGAGACCGCGGACGCTGCCGTGGACGCCGTCGAGGAGACCGCGGACGCCGGTGACAAGGCCGTCGCCAAGAAGAGCGGTGGCTACTCGGTGTGGGACTGGATCGTGTTCGCGCTGACAATCGTTGCGATCGTCACTTCCTGGACTCTGAACAACGACAAGAACGTGCGCGCCAAGCTCGGGTTCTCGGGCGAGAAGGCGACCGCCGGCATCATCGTGTCGATCTTGTCGATCCTCGCCATCTTCCTCGTCGGCCCGTGGATGTATTTCATTCTGCTGCTCGTCCCCGTCTTCCAGTACGTCCCGCTCATGGGCACCCCGAATAACAAGTACTGGATTGAGGGTATTAAGGAGTCGGTCAGCGACGCTTCGGTCCCTGCCTCCGAGAAGGTCATCACCCGGTACCTTTCGATGCTTCCTCAGGGCATGCGCTCGGCTCCCGCGACCGCTTAAAACGGTTGAAAATATTGGTACGTACACACGACAAAGACACACACGTACAGGCCGAACCAAAAGCGCTTCCGCTTGTTCGTCGTCCGGATCGTGTGGACGAATACAATCAAATACTGCGTCCATTGCACCGGTGAAAACTCACGAAGGTAATCAGAATTAAACAACTTGTGCTGCACCTGTTGGTTCGAGCTCGCGTAAATTGCCGCGCTCGAACCCACCAAAAATACCACGAACCGAATCAAGAACCGGTCGTCCCAACTCGCACGCAGAATCGTCGGAATCGTCGCGTGGTGAAACACGTGCAGGTTGTAGTAACGGTACCGCTGGTGCCGTACGAGCGCCAACGTCTGGACGTAATCGAAATACCGCGACATGTAAAAACACTGCATGGCCGTGTCCGCGAACACATCGAACAGCACGCAAAATAACACGCATCCGTAGAACGGTAGCGCGACGGCGTCGTAGTTCTCCACGATCGGATCGATCCAAGACAACTTGCTAGGTACGTGTGCAAATAAATGCTTGACCACGTACGCAGCACCCGTATACACCGCCCCGATCCATACGTCCGCAAACATATTCTTTGATTTTTTAGTATGTATTCACTCCACCTACTCTGATTTTATTCACTTAGCACTTCACAATGTACGAGGTACTGATCAGATTCACCGGTACCCCCGATTCGTCGACGGTAACTCCACCGCCTCGGATCTTCCCCGACAGGATCCGCAAGTCCTGCTCCACCAACGCCACGACGTCGTTGCGCTTCGAAAAGTAAACCGTCAAACCGTTCGTGACCGCGTTGGAGTAATAGTACAGCTGGTCCCCATCCACATTCTCCGTGTACGTCTTGTTCGCAAACTCGTTCGGGTTGAACGGAACAAAGTACGCGAAAAAGCGCTCGATGAGATCACCTTCTTCCACATTGCGGTTGTACGTCATCGTGTAAGGAGTGCCGCCCACGGTAATGGTCGAGGTCACGTTCGTGTTGATCGTAGACCCGTCCGAACCCATGTCTCCGTACGCACCAAAACGGAACGGGTTGCTGTCCGACGTGCAGGTGATCTCGAAACGATAAACACCCTGCGCGCAGTACCCGTGCACAATCGTGAACGAACGCTCAAAGGCACTCACTTGCTGCGTCGCCATCACGCCGTCCGCCAAGTTCGTCTGATCCAAAGTCAAGAACATGTACGATTGCGATCCAGGGTCGTACAGGTAGAAGTAACCCCAGTCATCGAAAATATCGTCACCCCAATCTTCCCAGTACGACGCAGACGTGCCACCTCCATCGTAATAAACACCGTCAGGAGCAAACTGAGAATACAAATTCGGCACGCCCGTCGTAGACATGTCCTTCTCCACTTCCTCGCCCACGGTGAGAGGAACGCCACTACGACTCGACGGACCCGCAATCAAAGGAAGCCTGAAAGTCGTCGACCCGTCGCCCTCACCGTAACGGGTACCGATCGCCTCGAACAGATCCGGGAACGCATTGCGCAACACCTCGGAACCGTCGCACGGTAAGTACCCACCCGGAACCTCCGTACCCGCGTACGGGATCATCGCACCCACCGGAAGCAACAAGAACGCCTGCTCGCCACGCTTCTCATAGAAACGCGCAGAGTCCGTACGCGACACGATGATGCGGTTGAAAATCTTCGTGCCGCCGTTCGCACTGCTCGGAATCGTAGTATACACCCACGCTGAATTGATCGAACTCATTGTCTTTTTTTAATGTACGGACACATTTTTTTTTACAACCGCGGATCCTTTACGAAACGCTTGCCAATCACCACAGGAACGAATGTCAACGGAACGCCCAGTACGACCACTGGAAACGACGAGATAAACCCAGTCAACAATCCGCACATTGTACCCACCGCCGTCGACGCCATCCAATTCGCCACAAACGGCGGTTTAAATTTCCGCTCCAACAAAAAGGCTGTCGTTGTGCTAAACGCGACCCCGGACGTGACACAAATGAAAAATTCCAATTTCGCCAGCGATGGATCCGACCAGCCGAGCTCCTCCCATCGATTCGAAAGCACTGACTTCCACAACCTTGACCGGAACGACATTTTGAATGAGTACAAACGGTTGCTGTTCAGTTCGATTCACATCCGAGACCGAACGGGCTGGAACGGAGGCAGATGCCGACGCGATTTGTATTTCTGCTTCAACGCCGATTTTCGTGCAAGGTCTTGCGGACTCACTTCGTCGACCGTCAACGGCGTCTTCTTCGAAACCCGAACCGTCGGACGAAAAACCGGGTAGCTCGTAGGAGTCTTTTTCGGATTCACGTCCGTCCACTTTTCCTCGAACCAGCGTTTCAAGTTCCGTTCGCGTCCATCGTCCACGTACCGACCACCCCAATGTTTGTAGAGCTTCACGACCGCGCCCGAACGGAACGCCGAAGGAGTTTCGTACCGCGCATAGACGACCCGACGCGCACGTTCGTACAATTTCGGATCGGACGGAGTCGGCATTCGGTTTTTATGGATTCATACAACCACACATTTTTTTTTACGCACGAGAGAACATCGTCGTCCAGTGCGGCTCGTACAACAACCAACCGACCCAGTCGCACCTCGAACACTCGCACGGTTTCGATGCGAGAAACTCGCGGAAACACACGATCCCCTTGGACTTGGAACGCTTCACCACCTTTTCGACCACGTCCGTAAAAGACTCGTTCGAACCGTACTCTTTGTGCAGACGGTCCTCGAGGCAGTATTTAAAGTGCGGTACCGAGTCCGTCGGTGCAGATTTCGACTTGGACGGGCGCGGGTGCTGACGCATAAACTCTGCCAGTGCACACGTACGTGCAGCAGAAGCCACACCTGCGTCCGCCTCCGTGTCTGAACAAACTTCCGCGTCCGACTCGGAGTCGGAGTCGTCTTGCACCTCGATGTTGGGAGCGTGCAAGAACGCGCGTGCCATGAGCAGCGTGTCGCCGAGATCGTCCTTCTTTCGGTGCCGCTCGAAGAACTGCAACCAGTCACGAAAACGCACGTCGGTTTGTAACAGCCGACGTGTCTCTTCGATGCTCGCGCGTTTGCGCATCCGGTACGCGTTCGCGGCTTCTTTCGAACCCCAGCGGCGCTTCCTCGACTTCTCCCCAAACTCAAACGCCTGACCGATATCGACCCCGGCCAACTTGTGCGCGGGGTTGAAGTACAGCGGAGGCCATCCGTACTTCACCATAAAGTACGTCCCGAGAATGCCACTGACGACGCGCATCGTCGGATTGCGCTTCGGCTGGTTCTCGATCACGCAGTGCGAAATGCGCGGACGGATACTCGTAAACTGCTCGGACGCACAAAACCCGTCCAGAAATTCAGTCAACTTTTTCACCGTCACCGACAAACTCGTTCCGCGACGAATCGACGTGTCCAGATCGTCCCACGCAAGGATCGTGTGGTCACGGGCGTACACGCAGTAACTTAGATTCTTGATACCCACGTCCCAGGCAATCACGGCAGAGGTCATTCTTCTTCCTTTTTTCATTTCTACCATCCAAAACCGTTTAAGGACTGTTCTTCTTCATTTTGGCGTACACGGTCTTCGCCATCTTCGCGTACTCCGGTGCGGTCAACCCAGGGCTCTGACGAGCGACCGTCTTCACCGCCTCTACCCACGCGTCGTTACGCAAAGTGCCCTGTGCGCGCATCTTCGCAGCGGTCTGACTCTTTCGCTTGGACACGTACCGAACGGACCCATCCTTCTGTTTCACCGTCTTCAGGTCCGACTTGGTCAGACCACCGCTCGTGCGCATGGCAGAACCGTTCATAACCTGCTCACGGCTGCCGACTGTTTTCGTGGACATTTGTTTACTTGGAGGAGAACCACATTTTTTTTCTACACGGCTAGCAAAACTGTCGAATGCCCACGACCCAAGCAGACGCACGCAATGTGATCGATATGTCCTTTAATTCTTCCGTTCGAAACCGGACCGAATTCCCGGACGGCAATCCGTCCACGAACGAACACACGTCCAGCGCACGCGCGCGCCACTCCAAATCGCCAACAGAACACACGTCCTCAAACCCCCGGGAGATCAACTTGTGCGCGTCCGACAAGGTACGGACCTCGTACGGATCCAATACGGCCTCGTCCATCCCGTGGAGGCCGTACCGGTACTTGCTCATCAACTGCGAGAGGATTCCGCCCGTGCGAACAAAGTCGTCCATGAAGGAACGCGGGTCGTCGATCCGAAAATGCGGAAAGTATTTCCGGTTCTGTGAAAAGAAGGCATGTGTCTCATTCGGGTCGGTCGTGTCCACGTAAAGGTAGGGCATGTCCTTGACCGGCTCTGAACAGACGATGATCACCGGGACTTTGATCCGGTGAAAGAAGAAGCGAACCACGTTCCGACTCCACGAGCCGGGAAGGTCCACCACAATACCCCGGTACGAGTTTTCCAAGATGCCCGGATACGTTTGAAAAAGTTCGGTCGACGTCGTCACACCATCGTCCAGCATGATCTTCAGCACGTCGCACGCTCGCGTCCCCGATTTCGTCCAGAACAGATCCACGTGCGCATTCACGAACATACTCACGCCCGACCCGGACGGCCCGCACACAATCGCTTGCCTGCACGCGTGCAGCGCGCGTGACAACCGCTGACACGCCGGGTGGCGCATAATCTCAAACGGACGAAGCGGGTGCAGGCTCGGGGGATTCATTCCTCTTGTTTGTTCCGTCCGACTGCAATAGCGAATAACCAAGCCGAATCAAGTCCTTACCACATACCACCTGCGTCGCCAAACTCGCTGCCAATAACATCCACCCCAAAAGATAAACGTACAAGAGCAGCGCACGCGTCCACAGAGGCAAGGACGAAAAACCGAGCAGCGACGTTTGAATCACGATCAACGCGCACAAAAGGATCACAAACGTCGGATTCACAAACGAGGGCGCGTAGCGGTGCAGCCCCGCAAACACTCCCACGTACGGAAGGTTCCATAAGACCACGTACGGATCCATCTTCTTTTGAAAAATGCCGTACAAAAAATATTTCGTAACTACGACTCAATAAAAATGAGTAGATTCCGTCCGACGTCCTTCCGAGTCGCCTTCGGCAACAGTGCGACTGAAGTAGAAAAAACAGAACTCCCACCGGCGACCGTCGCCGCTCCGGTCGAACCCGCACGACCTGAACTGATTCCCCCGGAGCCGCACAAGAAAGTAATGTTTGAACAGATTGTGATCCAGGAACGGAAATGCAATCAATGCGACTGCTACCACTGCAGACACCGTCAACGTTTACAGGACATGAAGATCAACGCAGTCATCCTCATTCTGATTGTCATGGTATTGCTGCTTTTCGTGCATATCACCAAGTCTTCTTAACACTCTAATGGACCGTAAAAACAAAACACATGGCATTCCAAGGCCTTGCCATTCTGATTTTAACGTTGTTGTTTTTGCTACTTTTCATATACATCACAAAGTCTGCTTAACGCACACGACAAGATAAAATAAAAAACATGGCAGACCGTTTCGTGAACGACGACGAACACGTCACCACATCGATGGAGGTGGATCACAACGAACCCGCGGTCGAGACGAACAAGAAAGTCACGTTCCGGATCCCGATCCCCGCTCCGACAGAGTCTCTCGCGAACCTCGAACGGATCAACAATCTCGAACTCGCGGTGAAAGAGATGGGACAGAAGCTCGCGGCGATGCACGAGCTCCTCAGCCGAGCGATCGAGACCAACATTACGCTCCGGGGCACCAACGTCCCCACCTACGAACCTGAGGTTGTACATACGGCCGCAGTCGCCGCGGGGGTCACCGAGAGCTCTTCGTCCGGCGGTGGAACAACCATCACCATCCTGCGCGCGAGCGGGAACAAGCTCGTCCTCAAAGGAAAAACGTTTGACGTCAAAGATGACCTCAAACGGAATTTCAGCGCTCAATGGGACGCGAGTCTGAAGTGCTGGTCGTGCTCCGACTCGTTCGACACCCAAGTGCGCGAATTTCTCACCGGACGCGGATTTACCATCGCGTAAACCCCCCAATGAAAATATCTATTGCTTCTTATGTAAAAAAAATGAATCCCATATTGTACTACCATGTCAGTGGACGACCCCTCACCGCACGCACGATACAAAGCGACAGAAACGTCTTCTTTTTCCTCGAACGTCAAATCGGCATGGACCGAGAACAAATTGCGCAAATGTTTGCGGCTCTTCCACCACCACCACAATTCGCGTTGCCCATGCAGTTCGCTTGGGGAAGTAGATTCATGACAACGGACGGACTCGTTCCTAACGCGGACAACATCAACAATCCCAATCCAGACGACGCATGGGACGGCGCAAACGGAGGCGACGACCTAGGCGGGGATGACGGCGACGCAGGAGGTGGGGGAGGTGAAGGTGGAGGTGAAGGTGGAGGTGAAGGTGGACAGGGTGCTGATGATGACGAAGACGACGAAGACGACGGCGACGAAGACGACGACGGCGACGAAGACGACGACGAAGACGAAGACGACGACGAAGAAGAAGACGACGGCGACGATGCAGGTGCAGGTGCGGGTGCAGGTGCAGGTGCGGGTGCAGGTGCAGGTGCGGGCGCAGGTGCAGGTGCGGGCGCGGCTGCGGGAGTTAGAAGAAGGGGAATACAAGGGCGCAACGAGGTAACCCCACCGCTTCGCAGATCAGAACGTAAGATAGCAAAGGAGCGGGTGCAAAGAAGAGAAAGGGCCCGTAGGAAGCCGTCACAACAACCTAAACCAGCCAAACGAGGTAAGAAAGTCAGACGGCGCCGTTTACTCCACAAGCTATGGTTCGGTAGGTAACCTTTCCGAAAAAAATATATACGTGGTATAAAAGAAAAAAAATGTCGAACCCTTCTGTGAACTGGACTGCGAATTCTACCCCCGTGCCTGCGGGTGCGGGTGCGGTTTTCACCCGCGTGACCACTGGCTCGGTGAAGTCGAGCCTGCGTTCTCGTTTCTTTTTCCGTGCGTACGGCACCCTGAATGGTGCGACGTCTTTCTCGTCTGACAACACCGAGACCCCGATCGTTCTCGATGCGGTGGACGAGACCGAGTCGCACCCCGCGTACGCGCCTTCGACCGGTATTTACACCGCTCCCGTGAACGGCCTGTACTGCTTCGAGTCCGGTATTCTGTCGGATTCGAATGACTTTTATCTGAAGGTGACTGCCGCCGACGGTTCCGTGTACTACCCCGCGGTTGGTGATCGCAGCTTCTCGGCGTCGGTGCCCCTGAACGCCGGCGACCGTATTCAATTGATTCTGTTCGACGGTGATGTCACCTCCGAGGTGCGTTCGTACAACGCTCCGTTCTCGAAGACATCCAGTCTGTCGTCGATTAACCAGGCGCCTCTGCTGTGGTTCTCCGGATGGCTCGCGTTCGAGACCCATTAAACCTTGATGATGTACCGTAACGCCATGTACGGGTCGAGCACGTTGTGCGACTGGGTGCCTCCGGTGCTATTGGTGGCGTTGATGCCCGTAAGCGCGGCGTTTACAGTCACACCGGTGGTGCTCACCCCGGTCGTCTGGCCGTAGTCGACCTCGTCAGCAGCCGTGCTCTGGGTCGTCAGAGTATTGACGCCCTGGTCTCCGACGTTGTTCACGTACGAGTGCGCATGACCGGGATCGGTCACACCGTGCGCGTGCCCCGGGTCGGTGATCGAGTGGGTGTGCGCGGGCATCTCCGCGATCGTGAGGGTGTGGCGCTTCTCACCGCCGATCTCGCCGAGCGCGTCGAAGTCGGCGTCGCTCGGGTTGAAGCCGATGATGGTGCGGCCGAGAAGGTTCGGGATGTTGAACGTGGTCTCACCGTCACCGTTACCGTACGTAGTGCCGATCGCGGCGAACAGGTCCGCGTAGATGACACGGTCGATCGCAGACCCGTCGCAGGTCATCCATCCACCGGGGACGGAAATGCCGGCGTAGCCGGTAATGGACCCGGGCGGCACAAGGAGCGCCGAGGCACCGAGGGGGTGGCGCTGGAAGACACCGACACCCTCGAGCCGTTTCGCGGAAACGTTGGTGGTTGTGAACTTCGCTTGCTGAGTCGGGACGGGGACGGACGTGGACGTCCAGGTGGATCGGGGAGTCGACATTGCTTGTTTTCTTTTGAATCATGCGAGCCACAAATTTTTTTCATTCGAATATAAATTGCAGATAATCTGTGTTTACGCAATCCTCGTGGTACACGCGCGGCGCCGTCGCTGGCGAGTCGTACACACGAGGCTTTGCAAAAAAGACGCGCCGTCGTCTGTTCGACCCGGCGACGGGCACGAACAGTTTCGCACGAAGCTTTTCATATACCTCGACCCCGCGGTTATGAAAATGCTCAAACACAAGCTTGTACCCACACAAACTCAAGTAGACCACCCCTTCCGACAATGGAGATTCTGAGAAGAATCGAATCTCCATGGTTTCTTCGAGCGCGTCGTCGTTGTTGTTCTCAGACACGAACACCGTCGCCTCGTACACGTACAGTCCGTCCGCGATTTCGTACACAGGTCCGGGTAACTCGCGTAGGCGCGAATATTCTTCCCACGTGAAGCGGTCCGGTAAGGGCGGTGGGGGCTCGGACGTGGTCGTAGTTGTACTCGCGCGAGACTTCACAGCTCCCATTTTTATTTCAAGTGTGTGCGGCAGACGATTAAAGGTCTCCGTCGCTTTCTTCTTCGGCTGCGGCACGACGTATCCGAGGGCGTCGCACGAGCGGGACGTTCCTCGCGTCGTCTCCAGCGGTGAGGTCGGTGATTCGCGCGGACAGTGCGTCAGGGAGTGCGATGTGATCCACCGATCGGTGAAGGAACTGGTTGAACGTCATCCGCCCGTTCGTCCCGAATATCTTCCAAAAGCTAACGCGGTCTTGAACGGTCCCCGCACGAACCGCGGGGTTCTCGTGGATGGGTACGAAGTACTCGAACAGTAAGCACGTGAACGGGGGGTGGATCCCGATTCTCGGCACGTACGGCAACCTCGCTTCTCTCGGACCCGTCGGCCGACGCGACTCTCCCGGACGGGGCACGATACGGGGATCGTCCGCTTGGACGAACAGGCAAGGGTTCAGAAGAATTTCACGGAGACACACCGCGAAGTAAAGCTCCAAGTCGGGCATCATCGCAGGCTTGTCGTAGCTTTCTCCGCACTTGAAGCCGACGTACCTGTCGAAAATGGTCGCCCGCTGGGTCACACAGAAGGTGCACGGGCAATGCAAGAACGCCGGAACCGCGCGCGCGACCTTGTCCGAAACGGCCGAAGGGATCAACGTAAGGACGGGAGCGTACATTCGGGCACGGTTCTGCTCGAGGAAACGGTTCCGATCCACCTGCAGATTTTCGTACATTTTGTAGTACCGCGAATCGCTCGTGTCGTACAAACGTCCGTCGGGTGTTTTCGTGCTCGCAATAAACGTCGTGTAGTCTTTGAACAGCTCTGCATAACAGGCGTCGAACGTGTCGCGTTTCAACTCTTCCGCACTGAGATCTTCCTCCTCGACCGAAGAGTCCTCGTCACGTTCCATACCAAACCTACTCGCAAAACCCGCACGGTATTTATGTTCCGCGCGCGCAGCCGAACACCCGCGACGCCGTGTGTACTGGTCCACAAAAGACGAAAAACGTTGCAACGACATTCTTATTTACGGAACGGGCTTATATATTTTTTTTAAAAAACTTCTTTTGGAACTTCGCTACTTCACTAAAGCGGTCCATAGGTCATTAGGTAAAGACAATGAATTCGCAGATCGAAGCCGACGAGCAACTCGTCCTCATTCGTGAACGGATTGCGGCGGGAATTCTGATCTCGCACATTTTGAACATCAACCTTACGAATCCACCGCCTCCGCCCCAGACGTCGCTCATTCGAGTGGCGCTCAAGGATTTCATACGGGGTATGGCCCACACGCATCAGATCAACCACGCTGGTACAATCCTTGAAGCGACGTTGAGATGGGACGTGCCGGACGTCGGGAGCACGAATGCGTACTACTACGCCGTAGACCTCCCATATACCGACAACATCATCCGTGCACATGTCAAAAAAATGGTACGAGCTGCTATCAACCACATCCGAACCATGCACCCCGAATGTGGCCTTGAATGGGGTCTTGCTTTTTCCGTACTAAAGACAACCCCCATGTACCGTATGGTACCTATCGCTGCCGAGGACGTATAATGGATGCATTGCGTTTTTACGGACTTATATGGATTGTGAATCACAAGAACCTAATCATTCTTTTCAATACCCGTCAAAAAACAAGTATACCCACGAAACATCACGTTCCGGCCGTACGGCCACCGCTCGGGTGAGTGCGTCCGACAGCGTCTCCAACCGGTCCTCCCATTTCGTACGGTTTTCTGCGGGTACGTGTTGAACGCTCCCGGTCCGCCCGTCGGTCGTCCATGGCGAACGGACCGAATGTCCCTCGGCGTCTTTGTACCCATCGGGATTGAACCGGATGAACACGATCGGGCGTCGTCCGGCGTCGTCGAAGATCTGCATGACCCGCTTGGTCTCGCACGAGCTCTTGTACGAGTGTTGATGATGTTGATTCTCGTCTACTTCAACGACCACGACCCACTCGCCCATGTCGATAAGAACATCGGGTTTGCGTCCGGACGACTTGCATGCATTTTCTGCTTCTGCTTCTGTTGCAGCACCGGCCGCTGCCGCCTCGGGAAGGATCCGCGAGACTTTTCGATCGAAGGTCATGGTAAGTCGTTCGGAAAACCGTTCGACCAAGAAGTCTTCCACGGCGCGCTCCTTGGTCTTGTAGTTGCGCGCGTTTGGGATGTCCGGGAACGTCTTCACGAAGCATCCTTGGCAGTACAAGAAGCCGTCGTCGTGTAGGCGGCTTCCACGAGTGGTTACGCAGACCTGGCACATTTGACTATCGTGTCGCACGTCGACGTGCAGAGCGGGGTCTCTGCATTGACCACAAAAACGCGCAGATCTCACAGCCGTGCCAGGAGTGTCGAATATGGCCTGCGTTCCGCACGCGCAGTATGCAACACGTCCGTTTATGCAATCGAAACCGAGCGTAGTTGCACAGGCAATACAGTAATTCATGTCGTCATCTTCACGTCCCTTGATGAGAGCAGCAACCTGTTTCGTGTTGCAACGGATGCAACGCTTGTTGTAAAGGTCAACGTCGCCGTCCTTTTTGCATCGACCACACCTCGTCGCCGAACGCGTACCAGGCTGGCCAAAAAAGGGTTTCGCCCGTCCGCACTCGCAAATCTTTTTCACGACGTTCACGTCGCCTGCTTGTTTGTGCACACCACATCGCACCGCATCGCATCCTGGCGGTGCGAACGACGAACGTTGGGTGCACGTTTGGATCTCACAAAGACGTTCAGAGTATTCAAAAAAGTCGGCCCGAGGCTCTGCGTGTCCTTGACAATGTGTCGGCTTCCGTTCGGTAAATGTACGCGACAAATACTTGGCACGTTCTTCACATCCCACGACACAACAATCCGCCGTACGCGTCGCACGTTTCTTCTTGGGTGGCATATCGTTTGTACGTTTCAGTGACATGATTACTGAAATGTATTTGTTGTTTTTTTGATAAATTTCTTTTTAAGCGAATACGTCCGCGTACTTTCATTCTTTTCATCCGGGTCACGTTTGACCGACCTAATGTGACGCTCAGCTAGCGTACTTGAGCCCCAACATACCGTTGACCACAGTCACCACGTTGTAGTTGACGGCGAAGAGCTGGAGCTGGGCGTACTGGGGCAGACCCAGCGCGTTGCGCTGAGCGGTGGTCCAGGTGGCCAGGTTGTACTGCAGCTGCACGGTGTCCAGACGCGAGAAGTTGCAAGTACCGCTGGGCTGCCACTCCTCGGGGCGCAGCGAGAACGAGTACACGTAGATGGGCTTGTTGGGGATGCGGGACAGGTGCTGGTAGGGCTGGACGAGGCGGAAGTAGGTCTGGGGGCGCACGGCGAAACGGTCAGTGCCGTTCATGGTCAGCTTCGCGTCCTGCAGCAGGTCCAGAGCCTGGTCGGGGTTGGGGGTACCCGGACGAGCAGTCGAGTAGTTGAACCAGTCATTGTACGCGGTACCGATCTGGGCCGAGTTATCCTGGCGCTGCAGAACCCACACCAGCATCTTGACGGGGTGGTTGAACTGCATGCGAGACTTCTGCGCGGTCGAGAAGGTGTCCACCGAGTCCGAGCCGTTGAACTGCACCTGCTCGATCAAATACGAGTGGGGCTTCTGCACGAACAGCTCGCGCTCCGCCTGGTCCAGGAACACGTAGTCCACGAAGAACTGGCAGTTCACGATCGAGGGGGTGGTCACGAACTGGGTCACGTTCGCAGACAGACGAGAACCATCGTCCGCCAGAGCCACAATCAGCTCCTGGGCCGAGCGCAGCTCCACCACCAGGCGCACCTCGTGGAAACCAAGGGCCAGCAGGGGAATCGCCAGACCCGAGTTGCGGCAGAACCAGAACTGCAGGGGGATGTACAGGATCTTCGAGTCGTTGGCGTTGCCAATCAGACCCAGGTCCGAACCCACCTTGCCAACCATGTGGCCGTAGCCGTCCTTCTTCTCCTCGCAGCTGGTCAGCTCGTCCCACAGGTCCATCCACAGACCGTAGTGGCGGTCAATCAGCTGGTTACCGATCTCAATGTCCACGTAGCGAATCATCGCGTGGCCCAGAGCGTTGGTCCAGCAAATGTTAATGTTCTGGTTGGTGTTGAACGCCACCGACATCTGCGCCGGGGTACCGAAGCAGGTAGTGCCGTCCTCGTTCACCAGACGGGGGAGCTGCACCTGCAGGTAGGTCTTGTACATCAGATCACCCGCGCGAGCAACAGTAGTGGTCGTCTTCTTGCCGAAGTCCGCAGTGCCGTTCATCGACTGCTCAATCGACTCCATCGCGAAGGCAGAGTACTTGTCGTAACCCGCCTTGAAGAAAGTAGTGTCGGGCTGAGTAGTCAGCACCGAGTCCTGAGGGCCAAAGGCCACAAGCTGAATCATACCACCGCCGGCCATTTTTGTGAGTGCTTTTTTGAAAGACTTTTTTTATTCACTAGAGACCGAGAAAAAAAAATCAACTCACAACGTATTTTTTTCTCACATTTCTTTTCACACTTTTTTGACTTTTTTCCACTCATCCTCGCACAGCTTCCACATATAAAAAAATAACACTGAACGTATACATAAAACGCCCCGCCACACCATGGAGTTTGTTGTATTGATCCTTCAAGACAACAAACGTCGACACGTCAACTTTTTTTACCTACAATCGACCGGGAACGAAGACGCACTCCGAAAAATACAACACGTCATACAACTCGTGGCCTTCGAGGTCGACAATATCGGCCAAGAATTTCATATGGAACTTCACCTGGAACATACATTCACGCAATCGTTCGTCGACGAACACCTCCGTTTGCATTCGAGATTCACATGGATCAACAAGATCGGGGGGCAACTCCAACTCCCATGGGAAATCGAAGCCGTCGACTGCAACGAAATGAAAACGTACAGGAGCTTCATCGACTCCGTCTGGGACCAAGACGCGTACAAGAACGTATGGGACTTTGTGGAACGAGAACTGCACATCGTCTCGTGGTTCCAACCCAACGACATCTAAGCATCCTCCTTCGGCACTTCCGCCTCGACGGGCACGGCTGCGTCTTCACCACCAACAGCAACTTCGCTCTTGGCCTCCGAAAGATTCGCACGGTTCAACGCGGCCATGATCGCCAACAACGCCGAGTCCGCTCGCTGCTCTGCCTCCGTCGGCTCGTCCCCCTCCGACGGGAAATCACCCACGTCGTCAAACATCTCCAAACGGATGCGACCAATCACCTTCATCTTGTCCAACAAAATGCGGAGCGACGAATCCGTCACCATCGAAGGATCGTACAGATCCACAAAGTCATTGAACAACGGCAACAACGACATGATACGCGCCTCCTCCATCATACGAACCTCGTCCAACTCAGACTCCTCCGACTCTTCAGACTCTTCCGACTCTTCCGATTCCTCCGATTCCTCCGAACCGTCTGAACCGTCCGATTCCTCCGAACCGTCTGACGCGTCCGAACCGTCCGAACCGTCAGAACCGTCCGAATCGTCTGATTCCGACGAAGACTCATCTGAAGTTTCTGACGCGTCCGATTCTTCGGAGGAAGACTCGCCGGAACCGTTGCGTTCGGCTTTCTCGCCGGAAGAGGACGCGTAATCGGAGTCGGAATCGGAGTCCTCGACCTCGCGCAGAGCCCGGATATCGTTCGGACGGCCGATCAGCACATCGATCTCGTCGAACAAGGTCGGTTTGCCGCGCCGCATGACCCGCGTGGTCACGTACAGGCCGAGCAGCTCAACCGTGTCCTCCTCGGTCATCTCCACGAGTTTCAACACGAACGACTCGGTAGCCTGTTGGATCAAGTCCATGAGGGAGTCGTCCAGACGCTTGACGCCCGAAGGGGTCGACGCGAGGATCTTGTTCACTTCCATGTCTGCGAACATCCCCCCCTCGTTCGACTCCTGAATGATCTCGTACTTGTTGTAGAACTCGACCTCGGCGGGAACCACACTTTGGACCACCACGAACCGCCCGACGCCACTCTCGATCAAACAGTTGGCGCGCTTGGCCTCATCGCGCGTACCCACCCAGAGATACACGCGTGAGACCTTGCCGTTCGAACGCTTGCGCGTCAACATCGTAAGCATTTCGTTCGTGTAGTTCTCGAGGTCGGAAGGGACCAGACGGATGTCCTCGTACACCGTCACACCGTGACAGTCGTACAGTTTGGAGGCCACGTACGGCGCAACGACACTTCCCCAAATGTCTCCTTTGTGCGTGGATGACAGCTCATGAATGGATGCAAACGTTGGAATAGACATGATCACTTTTTGAAAGCATTCAAAACGAAATCACGAAAAAAAAAGCAAACGCACTAACCTTGCCTAAAAAAAAGTCGCGGTCTGAAAATATAAAAAGGGCAAATCAAACCATTATACAATGACCCGCTTACAAAGACGGAATATTGCGTCGACTCACCTAAACAGACGAAACATGAAGTTTGGAAGCGATGATACCGATAGCACTTCTTCGTTTGGCATACCCGTAGGCAGCGCACCCGTAGGCAGCGCACCCGGAGCCGCACCCGGAGCCGCACCCGGAGCCGCACCCGCACCCGCACCCGGAGCCGCACCCGCACCCGCACCCGGAGCCGCACCCGGAGCCGCACCCACACCCGGAGCCGCACCCGGAGCCGCACCCACACCCGGAACCGCACCCGCACCCGCACCCGGACCCGCAGCAAACATTCAAGATCAGATCGGCGCGTTGATGGGTAATTCTAGTTACTACCCTGGAGAATTTAGTACGTTGCAAAATAAGACGGCTTGGAGTGAAATGCTCAGAACGACATCCGGACGTCGTGCTTTATTCGATCTCCTTACGACGTATATTCACTGGCTTTCTGGCCAAATTGATGCGGCAGTCCATACTGTATATACAAAAAATACCGGTGGTAGTTTGACAAGGGAGGACATTGTCCAAATTGAAAACAGACAAAGTTGGGAGGTCCTCTATAAAATTCATCGACACCTTTTTAAAATCCCTCTTACGCAGTTTGGGAATCCCCGTAAACCACTGTATCCCGTGGATGTAAAATCAATAACGTCTAGCCTGCCTGTAACTAGAACTCTTTTAACCGATTTAATTCATTTGAAAGTATTCCACGTTCTCGCCGTCTCGAGTGTGTTGTTCACCTACGTACTTACACATTCACCCAGTCAACGTGCGTTTTTGGAGAGTATCCCCGATAGTTACGTGGTCATGCACGACATCTCGATCAACGCGTACAAACACGTTCCGGTGATTACGTTACTCACACCCGACGTTGCGGAGAAGTACGAAGCCG